CGGCAAATGTGTATCAGAATGTCGGGGCAACTACATTGATTGCAGTTCCGGCCGGAAGTAGCGTCACTATATCGGTTGGCAACGTTGGCACCGTTGACACATTGGTTAAGGATGCGAATATCATCATCAAAAAGCTCTCATAGAAAAGGGGTGAGTTTCTATGATTGATTTTAAAAGCAACCTAGATGTCAAAACTCCGAAAGAAATCTTTGCCGAAATCAATGAACGGTTTATTGGAGCAGTCATGATGCACGGACAGTTTGCGGACTACTTCGATTTCCTTGGCTTAAAAGGCTTTAAGCGGATGCATGAGTACCAGCATATTGCGGAAAGCTTGGAACGTAGGAAAGTGTGCCGATATTTTATAAACCATCACAATCAGCTTATTGATGATGTATTTGAGGGAAAAGTGAATGTTATCCCGGATGCGTGGCGAACGGCCAAACGGTTAAGCGTTGGGAAAAGCACAAAGCAGAAAGCCGTAGAAGATGGCTTTGTCGAGTATCACAATTGGGAATCCGAAACAAAGGAAGTGTACGAACAGTACGCACACACGCTAAGAGAAAACGGCCATGTGGCTGATGCTATGTTCGTGGAATGTTTGGTAGAGGATGTAAGCGAAGAATTAAAAACTGTAGAATGTATGATTAACGACCTCATATCTACCGGATACGACATGGTATACATCACAGAAATTCAATCGGAGATTCACGACAAATACAAAAAGAAAATGAAAGGAATCGAGGTGTAATAAATGAGCGAGATCAAAAAGATTTTGGAAGAACAGCTTGAACGTGAGAAAGCATCTGCAAAGAAAGACTTAAATATGTCTAACTTACAGGCAATGTACATGATTACATCTACATTGTGTAATATGAAATCTTTGGAATGCGAAAGCGTACCGGGGATGATTGCGGATGCATCGGAAAACCTTATCAAGAAGTACAGTAACGGAAAGTACGACAAAAACATTGATTCACTATATGACCAGTACATTATGGCGAAAGAGATGTATCAGCAGAACGGAGATCAGGCACATAAAGACAAACTGATGGAAAGCGTTGGAAGACTCATGGTAGAAGTGTACGACATGCTTTCCTCTATGGTGATGGATTCAGATTTTGCGGAAGAACGGAAAGAAATTCAAAGGCAAATCAAGAAGCTTGCAGAGATGTAAAAGGTTTTAAATAACACATAATGGCTATTGATAAACTCTATCACGGGGGACAAGTTTATTACCTCTACATTATACAATAAACATGGTGAATCACATAGGACATTTTCTTTTCTTGCTTGATACACCTCCTTTCAATAAAGCCTAATAGCGGAATGCTGATTAAAGGGCAGTCAAACGCCCGTTAGGCTTTCCCCTAAGGTTGCGGACTTAGGGAACCGTCATCTTATGTTACCTCCTAAAAATATAAAATGATAAATTTTCATCCCGCAAAGGATAGTGCACAGTATGGTGCATGGATTCATATCCGGCTATCCTTTTTCTGTATAGAGTTAGTTACGGAACAATATGCAGATTGACCGTCAAATAGCCGTAACAGTGGTTGGAACTGTATAGAGGGAACACTTACACCAACCACTAACGGGATATAGTTCAATGGTAAAACAAAAGTCACAATCATCTCTTTTAAAAAAAGACTTATGTCCACGGTTCGATTCCGTGTATCCCGATTACCCCGACAGAGGTTCATCTGTCTGAATCCCTACCGCAGACGAAGCGGTTAATAAGAGACGTTGAGGAGGATATGCAACATGAAAAATATTATTCAGATTATCAAAGATGCTGGTCTTGAAATTACAGACGAGCAGAAAAAGACAATCGAAGATGCAGTGAAAGAGAATTACAAAAGCGTATCTGACTATGATAAGCAGACACGAAAAGTAGAAACTCTGACACAGGAACGTGACAACTTTAAAACACAGTATGAAACAGCGAAAGAGACTTTGGACGGGTTCGATGGAAAAGACTTCGATGCAATCACAAGAGAACGTGATGAGTGGAAGACGAAAGCTGAGAATGCAGAAAAAGAATGGAAAGACAAGCTTGATGCCAGTGAAAAAGAGTACAACCAGAAGATTGAAGAAAGAGACTTCAATGACGTTCTGACAAAGGCTCTTGCGGGCGAAAAATTCAGTTCTGATTTTGCCAAGACTGGCATTATCAACATGATTAAGGATAAAGGCCTGAAACGTGAGGGTGAAAAGATTCTTGGCCTTGATGATTACATGAAAGAGCTGAAAGAATCTCAGAAAGACGCTTTCGTGACGGATGGTAAGACACCGCCGGTATTTACGACACCTACAGAAAAAGGTGGAAGTGAACCGAAAGCAGAGCCGTTTGTTCCTGGAACTGTTTGGTAAAACCATACTGTGAACCGACTATCAATAGAAGATAGCCGTTGACCTTAAAGAATTAAAGGAGAACAAAAATGGCAGAAACAACAAGAATTACATCGTTAAATATGCTACTTGACCCAACTGGAAAAATGCTTCTTGCAGAAGAGTACGGAAAGGTCATTGAAAACGTCCAGAAAAACACTATTTCTGGAAAAATGAAAAATACCGAGCTTTCCGGTGATCCGTCAGCCGGAACCGTAGAAGCAAAAAGATTTGCAAATGCGACATCTAAGAATTACGGAACTGCCAGAGGTGCAGCTAAGGGTGATGGAGTAAAAGGAAAGCCTGTTACAATTCCGATTAACGTTGATAAGGAAATCGTAGAAGAGGTTGAACAGAAAGACGTATCTCTTCTCGGAGTAGAGGGACTTATCGCAAAAAGAACAGCGAACCATGCACTTAGAATGATCGCAGAACTCGACACTGAGTTCTTCAAAGTTGCCGGAACAGATGCGACAGAAGTTGATTTGACAGGTATCACAGCTATTGAGGAACAGGCTGAAACCATGATTCAGCAGTGCGAAACCACCAAGAATGAATATGTGGACGGAGTACCACGTTCTATGATGAACATGATCTGTACACCAAAATTCTACGGAAAAATCCGCACATATCTGGACAAAGTTACAGTGCCGGGTGTTGGGGTAGCTGACGAAGAGTTCTACGCTTATCATGGCGTAAAAACATTCTCATGCGTGCACATGCCGACAGACGTTGATGTGATCGTAATGGTGGATGGAGCTATCGCACAGCCTGTTAAATCCACACCATACAGTGCTGAGAAGATTCCTCTTTCAGAAGCGTACGGTATCGAACTCTTCTACCATTACGGAACAAAATCTGTAATGCCAGACCTTATCTTCAAAAACAAGAAAGGTGAGTAAGCATGAGACGGTTCGAAGATCTGGAAACAGGAAGAATCTTATCAACTGAGAATGAAACGAGTGCTCAGTTGATGGAAAACAATCCACAAAAATATAAAGAAGTCAGTGACGTAAAGCCAAAGACGAGATCGAATCCAAGAAAGTAGGAAAATTAGGTGAAACACTATGGCGTACACAGATTATAAGTTTTATACAAAAAAATTTTTTGGAAAAACAATTCCAGAAAGCGAATTTCGCGAATATGCTGAACGTGCTAGTGACTGCGTAGACAACTACACGATGGATCGTCTTGTCGATGGACTTCCAGAAAATGAGCGAGCAGAAACAAAAGTTCAAAAAGCGGTATGTGCAGTAGCTGATGAAATGTATAAGATAGAGCAAGCTAAAAAAGCTTCTATGGATGCCATAGGAACCATACAGAGAGAAGATGGGACGGTCGTAAACAAGACCGTCTCTTCTATTTCTTCTGGAAATGAAAGCATATCTTACACTAACGGGAACAGCCAGAGCAATCAGTATACCGTAGCAGCTACCAATGTGCAAGAAGAGAAAAGAATACTTCTTGAAGCAGCAGTCAGCTATCTTTTTAATGTTACCGATGATAACGGAGTGTACTTGCTATATAGAGGAATTTGAACAATGGGAATCATTAAAAAATTATTTTGCAAACACAAAAAGAAAATCCATGCCGGAACGTATCTGGAAGATATCGGAAACGGGATAAAAGAAACAAGGCACATATGGAAGTGCGAAAAATGCGGTAAGAAGTTTTATTAACGAGAGGTGATACCAATGTATAGCAAAACTATAACTGTATTCAACAAATATGTGAATCAAAAGGATGAAATATTTTGGTATCCGACCGTAATTAAAGGTGTTCAACTTATTGTTGATAAATCCGCAAACATCGAAAAGACAGGACTTGATACGGCTGACACGGCAACGCTCCATGTTCTGTATCGCATGACATCCGATGAAAAAGTAGTAGCTGACAAAAAGTATCTTGAGCCTAAAAAATGGGCGAAACAAATTAACGATACACTTGGACATACCGTCACATTTGCAAGCGGTGACTTTTTCATTGAGGGCGAACATGATGAAAAGATGATAGCAGACGAAGATTATCAGAGCCGGAGAGACGGTGGCTTTTATGATTATATGAACAAAAATCACGACAATGTATTCTTAATCACAAATGTCGGAACATACACACTTATCCCACATTTTGAGATAGGGGGAAAGTAAATGGCACGTAGCAGAATGTTCCATTTTCCGAACATCTCGATAGTTGAAGCTGACATCAAAGTGAATGTGAATTTTGACCGATTCGAAAAGCAATTCCAAGATGCTCAACTTTGGTTAGATGAACAGGTATGGACAGGCACAAAAAAGTATATTCCGCAAAGAGACGGAATGTTGATTGATACTACTAGTGTGCAGAATGAATCCCTGAAAGGTAGTGGAAAGGTTTATGCCGGATATGGTCCTTACGCAAGATTTTTGTACATGGGAAAAGTTATGGTAGACCCGGAAACAGGATCACCGTGGGCGAGACCGGGGGCGAAAAAGGTGGTAACAGACCGTGATATACAGTTCTCGAAAGAGCCGAACCCTTTTGCAACAGATCACTGGTTTGATTCTGCCAAAGATGAATTTGTTGATACATGGGTAAAAGGAGTGAAGAAACGTGCAGGCGGTGGATAGTAAAAAAACAGTGAAATACGATGTTGACGGATACGACATTGTAACAAATGCACTTAAAGATTTGCTGAATCAGTATCCTGGATTGGAAACCGGAGAAGTGTTTAAGTTTTCCACACTCAAAGAAGATGACGGAATGGCATTCTATCCGGTATCCGGTGCGGTGATTGCACAGGAGAAAAAATCGGTAACAGGTAAGGTGAATCAGCTTTGCAACTACCCATTTTATATCGTGTACAGGACATCCCGTGATTCTCCGAATATGAAAGCGGATATCAAGGAATTTCTTGATAGTGTAGGTAAATGGCTGGAACGACAAACAGTCATGATTGATGGCGAAAAACAAAAGCTTTCATCTTACCCAACACTTACAGAAGAACGAAAAATAGAAGAGATTACAAGAATCACACCATCATATCTTGACAAGACTTACGAAAACAATGTGCAAGACTGGGTGATTAGTATGTCTCTTAAATACAGAAATGTATTCATAAGAACTAATTAACCGGACATCAATTGGAGATGTTCGCTGACCGTAAAAAGTTAACGGTAGAAAGGACTATAATATGGGAAATCTTAGCAGAGAAGCACTCGCACATTATCTGGACTATAGTTTCAAACAGACACCAGCAAGTGCTACGTGGGAAATCCTTGGTGATGACATCGACGATATGTCGGTTGATCTGAACCCGGATACAGAGACGAAGAAGAACATTCTTGGTCAGACAAAAACAACAGATAATGGATATGAACCGTCTATGGATGCAGATACATACTATGCAAACCCAGACAAAAAGCTGTATCCGAAGATTAGGGATATTGCAATGAAACGATTGAAAGGAGCGGACTGCAAAACACTTATGCTGGAAGTCCTTGTGGAAGATACAAGTGCAGAAAACCACCTTGCGTATGTCGAAGAGGTTATGGTAAAACCTCAGTCTTATGGTGGAGATACATCTGGCGTAAACATTCCGTTTAAAGTATCTTCTGACGGTAAGAGAACAGAGGGATATGTAAGTGCTACTTCGCTTGCTTCTGGCAATCCAGAATTCACAGCCGGAACAATCCCGCATAGTCTTTCTACAGGAAAAGAAGTACTGTAACGCTTTATTAACAGGAGGAATAATATGAGCAACAAGTTACCAAAAAAAAGAAACAACAATCAACTTTGTATCTCGGTTGATTCTGGAAAGATTGAAGTACCAATTATAGACAAACACACACATGAAAAACTGGGGCAGTTGGTATTTGCACCAAATGACACAAACATCGTTGAAAGATATGAAGAGGTTGTATCTTTTTGGAAGAATTACAAGATGCCTGAAGAAGACAGCTTAGAAGCTGTAAAGAAAGCAGAAAAAGAAATTTCAGATCAGCTTTCGTATTTGATTAATGCGGATGCGGAAAAAGCTTTCTTTTCTATTCTTGGTCCTTTTTCTCCTATGGATGACGGTAAAATCTTTATGGAACAGGTGCTTGATGGTGTAGCACAGGTTATTGAGAAAACTCTGAATACAAACGTAACAAAGGTACAGCGCCGTGTAAATAAGTATGTGGCCAAGTACCATAACTAATGGATGTCTGGAAACTTCCGAAATCCGTTAACGTAAACGGCAAAGAATATCGAATACGCTCAGATTACAGAGCCGTGTTAGATATTCTTTGTGCTATTAATGATCCCGACATAGTAGCCGGAATGTCCGAAGAAGAGAAGAACTTAGAGATATACACAACGATTCTGGCTATATTCTACGAAGACTTTGATAATCTTCCAACGGAAGACTGGGAAGAAGCTTTAAAGACAGCGAAAGAGTTTATCGACTGCGGATTTAAGGGAGATAAGAAAAAACCGCAACTTATGGATTGGAAAAAAGATGCAAAGATTCTAATTCCGGCCATTAATAAAGTGGCACATGAGGATATTCGTGAGAAAGAGTACTTGCATTGGTGGACGTTTATGGGACTTTTCATGGAGATTGGAGAATCTCTGTTCAGCACTATCACTAACATTCGCGAAAAAGTCTCGAAAGGGAAGAAATTGGATAGTTTGGAAAAAGAATTCTATTCTAGCAATAAGGAACTTGTTGACCTTAAAGCGACACCAGAGCGAAGCAAAGAAGAAAAAGAAGAATTAAGAAGAGTATTCGGGCTCGCAAATAATTAACCGGGTATTATACGGAGATACCCGCTGACCGCAAATATTTAGCGGTAGAAAGGACAATACATGACAGAAGATGGAAGTATTGTTATTAACACAAAAATCAGAACTGATGGCGTAAAGGCGGGCGCACAAGAAATTGAAGCCGGATTGCGAAGAGCAGCAGACAGGGTGGATAATTTGGGAACGTCTGCAAAAAACGCCATCAACAAGCAGATAGATGCTTTTGCAAAACTGAATAATGAATACAGTGCGCAAGAACAAAAGGTAGAATCATTACGCCAAAAGGTAGCATCCTATGCAAATCAGCGCATCCCAACCACGGAATATAAGGAAATATCCGACCAAATTTCAAAAGCAGAAGCAAAACTCAATCAGCTTACGGCATCACAGGAACGTTTTGTAGCAAACGGAGGAAAAAAGAACACTTCGACTTATAAAAAAATGCAGTATGACATAGATGAACTTGCGAACACTATTAAATACGCAAGGTCGGAGCTTATTGATCTGGAAGTTTCTGGAAAAGCCTTTTCTACTGGTGTGAACACCAAAGAAGCACAGGCAGACATGGAAAGACTTGCGAGTGCAGAAAGAAGACTTACAGATATGCAGAACCGATTAAACACATCGTATTCTGGCATTAAAAGCAAACTTGCAAGTTACGGTACTGGTTTGGTTTCCTTGAAAGAAAAACTTTTTGGAGTAAACAGTGCTAATAACAAAACTGCAAATTCCAATTCAAAACTGAGTAGGTCATTTAAAGACACTAGTAAATCAGCCGGATCAGCAAGAATGAGTATCGGAAGAATGCTTACGATGTCTCTATTGTTTAGCAGTGTTTTTCGAATTCTTAGTGCTCTTACACAAGGAATAATAGGTGGATTCAATAATCTCGCTCAATATTCCAAAACCACAAACGCAAATATATCTACTTTGTGGGGGAGCCTTATCAGATTGCAAAATGCATTTGCTACAGCTTTCAGTCCGATTCTGGAAGTTGTGACACCGATACTGTCACGATTCATTGACCTTATCAGCACAGCCATAACTTATGTAGGGATGTTTTTCGGGTATCTTGCCGGGAATAAAACATACACAAAGGCACTGGCAGTACAAAAAAATTATGCTGCCAGTCTTGACAAGACCGCCAAGTCTACGAAGAAAGCCACAAAAGCAGCAAAAGACTACCTGTCACCACTGGACGAAATTAATCGGTACACAACAAATAAGGATACCGACACAACACCGTCTGGATCCGGTGCAAACGGAACACCAATCAGCAAAATGTTTGAAGAAGTTCCAATAGATGCACCGCCGATTTTTGAAAAAATCAAGGATGTACTGGGGCAGATATTCCAACCATTTAAAGAAGCGTGGGAACGTGAGGGAAAGAACACAATTGATGCTGCTAAGTATGCATTGTCGGAGCTTGGAGCACTGGCAAAGAGTGTCGGCAGTAGTATGTTGGAAGTCTGGACGAATGGTACAGGCACACAGATATTGTCTACCATGTTACAGATCGCACAGGGACTGCTTACAACGATCGGGAATATCGCAAGGCAATTAGATATAGCTTGGAATAAAAACGCCGTAGGAACGGCTATTATACAGGCTATAGCAGATGCATTCCAAAAGGTGCTTGATATCATAAATCGTCTTGTGTGGGATACGGCTCAGTGGGCGGGATCATTGAACTTTTACCCGTTGCTTAATTCGATTAAGAATCTGTTTGAATCCATGTCACCGCTAATAGAAGCTATTGGAAGTTTCTTAGAAAGACTGTATACGAACATTATATTACCTATGCTTACATGGCTGATAGAGAGCGGTCTTCCGGCACTTATTAATGTACTTGCTGGCTTGTTTAATTTCCTCGGCGAACATCAGTGGATTGTTGATGCCATTGGGACAGCATTAGTTACAGCGTTTGCTACATCAAAAATAGTTCCTTTAATTGCAACTATATCAAGCGCAGTTCTTGGATTTGCTGGACACATAGGAACACTAATCGATATTTTAAAAGGCGGTGGTGGATTAATTGGCGTTATCGGTCAAGTAGTTTCTAAGTTTGGCATTGTTCCTATTGCAATAGCAACAGCAATAGCAGCAATCATATTAATAGCTACTCACTGGAATCAACTTAAAGCTGTAATGCTGAAGCTTATGGACTGGATAAAAGGAGTATTTGCCACTGACTGGCACGCTCAATTCGGAGTATTTGGAGATGTAGTAGAAGTTTTTCTTAACAGCTTTAAAGGGATTTTTAACAGCATTAAACAGATCTGCTCTGGGTTTGTCACATTTTTAAAAGGAGTATTTACAGGGAATGTAGATATGGCGCTAAAAGGAATACTAAAAATACTCCGTGGAGCTGCTAATTTAATCTACTCAATATTTAAAGCACCTGTAAATATGGTTATCGCTTTATTTAATGGATTGAATCAAGCAATCATTAATGCAATTAACGGTTTGGTAGACGGACTGAATCACATTAAGGTGCCAGATTGGGTTCCGGGTATCGGTGGTAAAGGAATTAATCTTTCCCATGCAAATTACACCAGAATTCCATATCTTGCACAAGGGGCAGTTATTCCGGCCGGAAATCCGTTCTTGGCGGTGCTTGGTGACCAGACAAAGGGAAACAACTTGGAGATGCCGGAAAATCTGTTAAGAAAAATCGTAAGTGAAGAAAGCGGTAAAGGTACAGGAATGATAAAACTTGTGGTAAATCTGGACAGCCGTACTGTACTTGAACAGCTTATTAATACAGCAAAAGAGATGCAGATGTCCAATGGACAGAATGTATTTGAACTCGGGAGGTAGGTAAAATGGCACAGCAAGTGATTAAGATTAATGGTCGGACTATTCATCAGCCAGACACATTCAAGTTCAGCTTTGCCACTACCTCTACAGAGGGAACAGAGCGATTAATGAGTGGAGTTATGTGCAATGAACCGATGTTCACGGTAGAATCTTACGCTTATGAGGGAAGTGACATAAGTATATCGGAAATGGCAAACCTTTTGCAGATGATTGTAAATCAGAGACAGGTGCAACTATATTATTTTTCCGTGTATTACGGAAGATGGAGAGAAGCACCGTTTTACGTCACACAAGGAAGTGTAGATATCGGGACATTAAAAGAGGGAGAAGAAAAGTACAAATCCCTTAGTTTTAACATAATCGGGGTGAATCCACTATGATACACATTAGCAATGCATATAAGAAAGCTATATACGGACGTAGTGACTGGTATCCATCTGCAAGGGTTACTTTCTTGGATGGCACAGTGTTAAATCTTGGCCGATCCGAATTTTTAATATCTGGCAACAACATTGTTGATGGAGCTGGTACACAAAGTTTGCCACTCGGCAATGTTGTTTCCAGAAAAATTACAGTAAAGCTGTATAACGCAGATGACAGATATAGAGTTCATAGCTTTCTTGGTGCCAAGATAACATTGTATAAGTCAATTAGCACGGATATAGGTGATCTGACTATAAAAAGTGGCACTTATACCGTAATTGACCCGGAAAGCTATGGAGATACCGTAAGCTTTTCGGCTTATGACGATGCATACAAACTTGACAGAGATTATACCACACATTTAACGTATCCACTCAGCCTAAAGGATATTCTGAAAGATTCTTGCAGAACGTGCGGTGTGCAGATGGATGTTACTTCGTTTTCTGATGATAACATCATGGTAAAGGAAAAACCTACAAATACCACTCACAGACAGGTGATCGGATGGATTGCAATGATTGCTGGCGGTAATGCGTGGATGAATGCGGATAACCACTTACAGATTTCGCAGTATGACATGTCACTTTTTGATAATATTGCGGACATTGACGGTGGATGGTTTGATGATCCGAGACAGAATTATGACGGTGGTCAGTTCGAAACAGACATGATATCAGAAAAGTATTCAACTTATGCGGAGATGTCTGGCGGTACATTCTCAGAAGACATTAGCGAGTATTATTACGATGACTTGGATTGGAGTTCCGAAAAATATTCAAGCGGTTCGAATGTTGACGGTGGATGGTTTGATGATGGGTTGGAACTTCTTACAGATGATTCTTATGGAATTATGTACAGGTCTGTTGAAAGAAAGCAGAGAAATACATATCAACTGATAGGGAAAAAAGATAATCTGTTCTTGCTTAAAAATGGGAATGTGCTTGGAGTACATTCTGTAGATGTAGAAGAAGCAAGTGGATACATTCTGACGGATGCCACGAACGTGTATACAAGCGGTGACATTTTGGATGATGGTAGTTTCAAATTGGTTGATAATTTCCACTTTTTAACCCAGTGGAAGACGGGGCTGACAACAGGAGTAGAGCCTATAGTTATCACAGGAATCCAAACTACAGAGAATGAAAAAACGTACACATATGGTTCTGACGGATACATATTGAGTATAGAGAATTCACTAATCAAAGATAAGAGCTTACTGGTTAATACAGTCGGAGCAAAACTTACGGGCGTATCATTTATGAATTTTTCCGGCGAACATCTTTCTTATCCTCTTGCAGACTTTATGGATCTTGCCTATGTTATCGACAGGAACGGAAAAGTAAACAAAACCATCTTGACTGATATTACTTTTAACTTTCTCGGTTTTACTTCGCTGAAATGTTCGGCCGAAAATGCAATCAGAAATAGCAGTAAGTACGTGACTTCTGAAACGAAAGCAGTACAAAAGGCTTCTGCAATGGCCGATAAAAAAATCAGCAAATACGATGAAGCTGTTCAATCCCTTACGGCATTAATGACACAAGGGATGGGATTTTTCAAGACGGAAAAGATACAGGATGATAAATCCATTGTATTTTATCTCCACAACAAAGAACGGATGGAAGATTCGAACATTATCTGGAAAATGGTCGGGGATGCTTTTGCGGTATCTACAGACGGTGGAAAAACGTGGAATGCCGGACTTGATTCTAACGGAAACGCAGTAGTTAATGTACTTTCTGCCGTAGGTATTAACTGCGATTGGATACATTCTGGAACATTGACACTTGGTGGCTATAACAACCAAAATGGTGTACTTTCGATGCAAGATTCAGACGGAAATGAAATAGGGAGATGGAATAATCAAGGTGTGTATGCAAAAGGACATTATGTATCCGAAGATTCTATAGGTAGAAAAATAGATTTGCATAATGCAAAAATTGATCTTTACTCATCTGGAGGAAAATATACAGGTTGCATTTCTGGAGAATTAGATGGTATAGAAGCGAGAGCTACGTCTACGGATTACCTAAACATCGGAAAAGGTTATTCCGAATTTAATGCTTCAAAAAGATTACAACTTTTAAGTAAAAATCAAATTGCCATTTCTGCAAAGGAGATGGTGATTAACGGAAACAAAGCAAAAACAGGAACTGCCGTGTTTAGTGACGGAAGTTACTTAAAATTTGTGAATGGCAATTTAGTCAGTGGAAGAACTGCAAGTGGCACAACATTTTAAGGAGACAGGCATATGACAAAAACAGAAAGTGCGGTTCAATGGGCTATTAATATCGCAAACGATAACAGACATGGATACAGCCAAGCGAACCGTTGGGGGAATCCAGATTATGATTGCTCATCACTCGTAATATCTGCATGGCAACAAGCCGGAGTTCCAGTAAAATCAAATGGAGCTACTTATACGGGAAATATGTACAATGTTTTTCGTGCTTGCGGATTCACGGATGTAACGGCAAGCTGCAACAGAGCCACTGGTGCTGGAATGCAAAGAGGGGATGTACTGCTAAATGTTAAATATCACACTGCAATGTACATCGGTGGTGGTCAGATGGTGCAAGCATCATCTACAAGAGGACATCCACAAGCCGGGGATCAGACGGGAACAGAGATATGGGTGTGCAGATATTATAATTATTCGAGAGGATGGGATTACGTTTTACGGTATACAAAAGGCGGTTCTGCTGGCGGTGGAGGGACACCGACACAACCATCTGGTGTTTCTCTTGTAAGATGGATCCCTGGATAGAAAGGAGAAAATATGGCTATACAGATGCGTAGGGGACTACTTGCAGATTTTGACGCAAGTAAGATGCTCCCCGGTGAATTTGCGGTAACTATAGACGAAGTGGCCGAAAACCAAAAAGTATTTATCTGTTTTTCGGCCGGAACATTTAAGACGTTGGCTACAAGAGAAGATTTTGAGCAAGACTTGGCGAATATTCAACAGGCTATCGAAGACGCAAGAGAAGCGTCAAAGACAGCGAATGGAGCTATCGACAAGGCTAACCAAATCATAGCCGGAAAGGTCGGAATCGATGATACACAGTTGAGTGAATCTACAGTGTATTCTTCAGCAAAGACAGATCAGCTGTACGTTAAAAAAACAGAATACGACAAACTTGTTGAAAAAGTAAACTCTTTGGTAAGCGATTTGTCGAATGCTCTAGTAAGTAGGTGACAGTATGGACCAGATATACATTGAAGCGTTGAACGAAGCGAAAACATTGTCAGATAGTGATTACTTGCTCATAGAAACAAGCGCAGAAGATCTAAAGATTTCTATCGGGACTTTAAAGCAACTGCTTTCCGTTGCTACAGCGAATAAATTAACAAATCCGTTTGAACTAACTCTTTCCGGCGATGCTACAGGGACAACAACTATAGATGGCAGTGAATCTGCTGATATTGATGTGTCTCAAATCAAAGCAACTTCGCTGAAAAACGATATTAAAATCAATGGTACACCGTTTGATGGTCAGGACGGAATAGTAACTGACCAATGGGGGAAAGAAAGACAGATTACTATCGGTGGATGCAGTAGGAGCGTAAATGGCGAATCTGATATTGAATTTCCGGCAAACGAAGTCTTTTCAGGATCTGGACAGCCTTACGTCCCGACCGCTGGTGGAGCTATGACAGGAGATTTAAAAAGGAACATTAATGATGCTGATTATACTGTTTACAGTGCTACTACAGAAACGACAGAATCTGGAACGTCTGTAAATATTAAATTTGGAGATGTTAATGCAAATCCAGTCATGCTCGGATTAAGCCAGCCAATTTGGAACAATGGCATAAATGTAAAAAAACTGCTTACAGAGGACGATATTTACGAGTTAGAAAGACGTATTAGTGAATTAGAAAGTATGGCTACACAAACATTATTTATTAAGGAGGAAGATATAAATGGCTGATGAAAAAGCGCAGAAAATCTATGGAAAATATATAAAAGAACTTCCACAAGTTACAGAAGTAAATGATACAGATGATATCATCGTTGAAGATTCTACACCGATTACAAATCGAACAAAACTTGGTGTTATTTTCGATACGATTAAAAGCAGAATTGCATCTACGTGGAAGTTTTCAGAATTAGGGAACAAAACAATTCTGACGTATATTACGGAATTAAAAGCAAAAGCCCCAGTATTTGGCACAACGTCTCTTATCGAAACACCTGCAAATAGTTACAAAGATACTACTGTAAAATTCGGAAAAACTTTTTCAAAGGCTCCGACTGTACTTGTATCTCTTTCCGGTGGATCGCAAAATACAAAATCGTTCGGAGTACAGGTTTTAAGTACGACCACCAGTAGTTGCGTTATTCGTACTGTTAACGGAAACAATTCAAGTGTGTCTATTATTGTTAACTGGTGCGCATTAACTTAAAAATGTGGGGAACATTGCCAGTCGAAAAATATGAGATGATTTCCTTATCAAACAGGAAAGGAGAAAAAATATGGCAGCTATGAGCGAAGAAACCATGTGCGAAGTGATCAAAAGCTGTGCATACGGTTATACCGTAAACGAATTGGCAGAACACTACAGCATGGAAAAAACAGATGCAGAAAAGTTTGTGAAAGATCATGCATCAGAGATTACAGAAACGAAAGAACACTTAAAACAGGAGGGATATATTGAATAGGATAGTCGATGTTTCTGAACATAACGGGAACATCGACTGGGCGAAAGTAAAAGCATCCGGCATTGTAGGTGCTATCATCAGATGCGGATATGGACAAGATCAGACAGGACAGGATGACAAAAAATGGCTGAGAAATGTATCTGAATGTGAGCGACTTGGCATCCCTTACGGTGTATATCTGTATTCTTACGCAAAGACTACAGGTGCAGTACATGGAGAAATCAACCATGCATTAAGACTTTTAAAAGGACATTCTCCGGCATGGCCTGTATATTTCGACAGCGAACAGCGAGGAACACAGGGCGTTGCAAAAGCCAACGCAAAAGCATTTTGTGACGCAATGGTGGCACATGGCTATAAAGCCGGAATCTATGCATCTACATCTTGGTATAAGAACTATATCGGTCAGACATGGGGATATTCTCTGTGGATTGCATCTTACGGCTCTAAATCTGCCGGAGTAAACGGAATTGATATGTGGCAGTACACGTCAAAGGGTTCTATTCCAGGCATTCCAGGTTATGTGGATGTGAACTATGTGTATAAGAATCTTGGTGGTACTGCAAAGCCTGTGCAGAAACCGAATTCTACACAGACCACAACAGCAAAACCGGTAGATGAATCTTGGAAAGGTGACAAGAGATATTACCTGGAAAGCACCCGTGTAGGGGCATGGCAGAAAGCTATGAACATAGGATTTGACACTAAAGTATTATCTGAGGATAACAAATTCGGTGTCGGCTCACAGAATTTTGCTAAAACGCATATCTTGTGGGCAGGACAGACGCACAACTGTATCACGGCTATCAGATGGCTTAGACGTACCCTCAGAGACGTATATGGCTTTACGAAGTTGTCTTATAATGAGGGGTGGACAGATTATCTGACAACATGTGTGAAGAAGTTCCAGAACAACAGGGGGCTTACACCGGACGGAAAAGTAGGACTTATCACGACCTACTGGCTCTTATCCGGCATCGTAAAATAATATAAGAGCAAATATTCTTTACATACAATACCAAAAATCCCACTACTGTTTTCTCGCCAGTAGTGGGATTTTGAATTATTTATTAATTACATATTTTATATCTTTTGTTGACCAGAAATCCGGTGCAACATTAATTTCAAAGCTCTTAAAATCTGTAGGTACTTGATATACGATGATTCCATTCATTTTCTTTCCGGAAGCAACTGATCCGTCTAATTGCGTTTTTCCCTCTGCTTCTGGTGCTTGCTGTCCGAGAATGTCTTGATTCAACGAATAATCATCACAATAAGCTTCAAAGTTCGCTGCAGAACTAATATTGATATCTTTGGATGAATTGTTCTCGATGTTAAATTCAAGTATCAAAAACTCTTTTCCATCATCCGGTTTCACATATTCACTTCCGGCTGATTCTGTAGAACTTACTAATGTTACATTAACGTCTTTAAGAGATACTGTTTCACCGACCTGAAATTCTTTTTTCTCATCCACTGTTCCCGATTGAGAACTTTCATCGTTTTTACCAGAAGAAGAGCTTACTTTTTTAGGTTCACTTTTGTCTCCTCCTGCCAACGACCCTATAGCTCCAATTACTACGAATACTCCGAACACTATAAGTATAGTTTTGAGACATCCACCTTTTTTCTTTTTCACTTTAATTCCTCCCTCATTATATAGTATGCTATAATTATATTCTATTAAGTATTTTTCTTTTCTTTTCTTCGAATTCTTGCTTATTGATTGCTCCACAGTCAAGAAGCTCTTTCAATGTTTTTAACTGATTTAGATCATTTACAATTTCTGCGGTAGATTCTGGCTTTTCACTTATCTTTTTGTTTAGAAAATCCATAAATTCTTTATATCTTTTTTTGTAATCTTTTCCTACAACCGAAAGAAGTAAAGAATTTGGATCATTTTTAACCGCCTTCTTCCAGCCTTTGTCCATCCATTTTATTTGCTTGGCCTGTTCTCCCGGAATTATAAATTGTATATATCCAGGCCCCCACCAAACACTTGGTTCTTTGCATGTTATACCACTAATGTTTTGATAATAGAATTTTCTCCCTTGTTTTCGAGAATCTGTTACATACATAGGAATAATCTCTACATATTCATCACAAGCAACAAGTTTCCCGAAAAAGCTATCTAATTCCAAGACCTTTTTATTCTGCATATAAGTACCTCCACATACATAGTATGCTATCTTCTTAATACCGCAATCACAACTCCAAACCTTACCCATTGTTCCATGTCTTCAAAACTATTCGGATCAACTTCTATGACATCACCGAAGCCGTTGATCGGGACTAACTTTGTCTTACTTCTCTGTACATACCGCCTTATATACGCACGTCCTGTTTCTTTGTGTATAATAATCACGGTATCACCGTTTCTTGGTACTCTTTTGGATATGCAAATGATATCACCCTTTACATATACAGGGAGCAAGTGGTTGCTCGTTATCTTTATACCACAATGTAACGTCTCACCGTACTTTTTTATGTATTCCGGGCAGTATATCCGTTCTTCGTGTGAGGAATCCAATATCATACCGTCAGCCATCTCACCAGTGGGGCATAGAACATCCAACATGTTTTCTGGATCCGTTTCCAACACTTTCATAGAGAGTTCATAGTCCATCTTACCAAGAATATACGCACGTTGCCTGTCGGTCAATTGCCTGTACTTTCCCAATACCTCGTATTCATTAGAAGAACACCCTAAGAGATCAGGGATAGGTTTATGCGTTAGTTCCGACAACCTTAGTGCTAAGAAAACGTCAAGATTATTAGTCTTCCGTGAAACGATGTTTTTGTATGTGGACACAGATACACCCAGCATCTTAGAAAAGAGAACTTGCGTAAAATCAAGGTTTTTTCGCTCTTCTTCGATGTTATGTGCAAAGTTATCCAACATTTCATTTTTCGTTAGCATTATGTCACATCCTGTCGAAAAGGCTAATATCTTGGCTATTTTTCATTATTTTTATATGAAAAATATGATATTTTAGCCAACATCTTGACTATAGTTTCGAGTTATAATTTATTTAAGTATTACAATGTATCATTATAAAACAAAAATGGCAATTGTCAAGCCATTGATAGGAGGTAATCTAATGGGAAAGGACGAAATGAACAGCAAGAGCATCAAAACATGGACTGATACTTATGAAAGCGAAATCAAGCGGATGATAAAAGGCATCCGTGACCCTCGCCTAATGCGGTACATCTATCTTGTGGTAAAAGATGCTATCAGTGAAAACATTGACAGATAACAAACATATGTTCTATAATGTAAGTAATCGCTACTGGAATGACGTGTCGGGATATTGGAGGGATTTATGTGGACGAAAAGAAACAGCAAGAATATTACAAAACTCGGATTCTTGAAGCAGTAACCGCAATGACAAGCGAAAAATATTTAAAACTGGTATTTTATTTTGTCAAAGCGTGCTATAGAGAAGAAAAGGAAAAGGAGACTTAATGTCCCCTTTTCCTTTTTAGTTGCCAGAAACGAAAGTGTTGAAAAACTCGCAAAAAACTTTTTTTCTGTCTGTGCTCATGTGATAATAATCAATTATAATTTTCTGAAACTGTTCATCGTCTGCGCCTAATTTTGCTACAATCTCAAGAAATTCTTCTGATGGTTCCTTGAATGATTTATCGTCAATCAAGTCGGATTTTAAAATCTTAAAGTAATCAGCTATTGCCTGTACCTTTCCCATCTTCGGCATTATCTTGCCAGTGCACCAAGTATTAAAAGTTGTTTGGGGGAATCCTAACGCTTCAGCAACTTCCTTTTGTTGCTTTCCACTATTGGAAATGTAGTAGTTTAGGTTCTTTGCGAAGATTTTTCTCTGTTCCTCCTCGGTCATGTTAACACCTCCTCTCTACGTTTATTATAGTATCACAGAATCCTAAAAAATTCAACAAGAATCCTAAAAAATTAAATTATTATATTGACAATACGAAAAAATAGGATTATAATACAGGCATAAGATAAAGAAAGGAGGAACCTAAATGGTAGAGACTTACAAAGTTCCGAGGATTTCCATAGCAGCATGTAGAGTTAATGCTAAGCTGAAACAAAGAGAATTTGCTGAGAAAGTGGGTGTTTCTCCGGCGACTGTAACTAACTGGGAGTTGGGTAAAACGGAGCCGGATTTAAGTCAGTTAAGGACCATCAGTGAACTTTCTGGTATTCCTATGGACTTTATTTTTGTGGACAGAGAATCCTAAAATATAGGATTTTGCAATTAAATACAGGGAGGTGATAGCGTGGAATACAGTCCATTAGGCAATGGAAAGCCAATATCCCAGAAAGTGAGCGGTAATTGTGTAGAAACTATTTTCGAAAGAACAAACGGATTGAAGGCGGAATATGATGTTTACGTAAACTGGATGATGACGGATCAGATAGCGAAAGTTTCATTTCGGTTACCTTTCCGCGATTGGCAGACGCTTGAAAAGTCTGAGGTTTGGAAAAATCTGGATGAATTTCTGGCGGAAGTTCAAACCGAATATATTCCGAAGTGCCACCACGACCCACCAGTTGTAGAGGAAAAGGTTGTGTATAAAAGTCTTTCAGACAAGGTACGTGCATACGTTCGTGATAAATTGACTCGGCAATAGCACGTTCTTTTGAACACGAATAATGTTCGCCATCGTAAATATAAGAGATGTTCACGATGGAAATAGCAGTGGTGGAATGATTGATAATTTCAAAATGGACAATCAAATCATGGTCTTCGTTTAGCGTATATCCCAACGGAATAAATTCTACTTTCTTTCGGGATTGGAATATGCTCCTGGCAGTACCGACAGCACCGAAAACTGCGATAGCAAAAGTTACATTTTCTCTTGTGAATAATTCTTGCATGAAATTAAAAATTGCGTGCATTATACAACCTCTTTTCTTTAGCATTTGAAAAATTATAACACAAAAAGGGGTGATAACAAAGATGATAACTGCATCGGTTATTTGCACGGTATACGGGATAACTGCATTGATTGTGGCGTTTATCGTAACAGAAATTGAAAAACCGTTCTGGTTGTTTTTGAGAGTGCCGTATTTGACTTGCAGTTCACAGGTTTCAATAAATTTTGCGGTAGCATTACTACTGTTTTATTACATCGGACAAGTCAATGCATAACATAAATTGAATATAGGGAGGTGACAACATGGAACAGGACAAACTTTTAAAAGTAGATAAAACCATTGAAAAACTGTGTGACTTTTTACAGAAAGAAACAGAACGTGCTGCATCTATTTATGAAAGCCAGGAATTGGCCGAAATGACAAAAGCTCTGGCTGAGCTGATGTCTGCCAGAGCAAAGTTTAATTAGTTTTCCTTTTCACTAAGGTCAACTAATTTGTTGTAGATTTCCTGCATGAATTCGGCAACACGTTCTCCACCGTCTTTATTCGCGGAAACGTTGGAGTTTGAAAGTTTGGCTACAGTAATCTCAACTGGTTTATTGATTAAATCTTGATTTCTGGTCATAAAATACTCCTTTCTGAATTACTCGGCATGGCAGTGCCTGTATGAATAGTATAGGAGAATCCAGAAGAAAATACAACATGCAATGGAAGAGCAAAGAGTTGAAAGGCTATGGAGCTGAAATGTTAAGAACTGAATGTAACTGAGACGGAAATGATAGGCAGAGATGTGAAAAGAAATGATATGGCTTTGCGACGCTTAGCACGGATTCGAAAAGTAGCAGATCAGCATGAACAGACACGAAAAGATAAGAAATTGAAGAGAGAAGCTCTGAAACGGAATAGCATGGAATAGCCTTGAAAAGGAATAGCACAGCCAGGATGAGCACAGACAAGAAATGGAGAAGCTTTGCATAGTAGTGAGATGGAAATGATGGGCGAAGAGTGGCAATGAAACCAAAACTAATTGAAAGGACAAAGAAGTATGAAAGAACTAAAAGTAAGAATCACGTTCACTGAGGAAGTATTAGGTTCTCAGTGTGCGGATAAGGAGATTCACCGGACGTATATTGCATCAAAGGCACCGGACGCACCGTCCCGTGAGGACGAAGTAGCAACACTGGGTGTAGACGCAGTGGAAGAGAAATCAATGACGATTTTCCACAAAAGTGAAGACGGAAAACCGTTCGTATATGACTACCAGATAAAAGGAATGTTCAAAGATTCATGCGGAATGCTCCGCAAGGTTAAAGGTAGTGAATCATCAAAAATTAAAGCGTACAAAAAGGAAATTGACGGTCTTATTTTTGTGAAAGAGCGCAAAATTCCACTGATTTTTGACGGGGATATGGGAACGTGTCAGAGACCGCTCCGGGCAAATACACCACAGGGAGAAAGAATATCCCTTGCATGTTCAGAGACCGTTCCGGTTGGCACGACAATGGAATTTACCGTTCAGTGCATGGTAGATAGTCATGTAAAAGTCATAAAAGAATGGCTTGACTACGGAGAATTGAGAGGATTTTCACAGTGGCGGAACTCAGGTAAAGGGCGATATGTTTGGGACGAACTGGACAAAAACGGGCACATCATTGGCGGTAATAACGTACATAAAAAGGCGAAAAAAACAGGTACGAAAGGCAGTAAAAAAGCCTAAAAATATTTATTTTTCAATGTATTCAAATTGTTGAAAAGGTAAATGCGAAAATTGTAGTTGATTTTTGGTCAAATCGCAAGCCACTTAGCAAGCCACAACCCTTGAAAAATAAGGGCGAAACGGCAACTGGTCGCAAGCCAAACGTCACTCAGATAACAATCAATTGACAAGCCAAAATTAAAGAAATTTTCAAAAAATCGAAAATTTTGACAAGCCAGTTGACAAGCAAATAACAAGCTAAAACCCTTGAAAAATAAGGCAAAACCGCTTGTCAAGTGAAAACGGTTAGCAAGCCACACAACAATCCATTAACACTCAATTCGCAAGCCAGTTGACAACAATAGAAGAATATAAAGAAGAATAAGAATAAAAAGAATATAGATATATGTCAGACACAATCGGTCTGACGATAAAAGGGACATAAAAAGTGCCCCGCTGGTACTGGCATACCAGACAGGGCGGTGTACCGCTAACGAACACTTAGCGAATACAGGTTGATTATAACACATTCTCCTGTAATTCGCAAATCTGAAGAACAGGAGGAAGCACACATGACAATGGCAACAGAGATCATCCGCAAGCTGAAAAGAAAATTAATCTTTTGGCGTTGCTTATGGTTAGTCACATTCATTGCAATGCTAACACTTATGATCGGGTAGGAGGTAGAGAGCATGGAAGACAAGCTTAACTACTACAGGATAGCACTTGTGGTAACGCTATACGCATTGGCGGTTATGATGGCCGGATGTGTATAAAAAAGAGTGCCGATGGAAAATCCAATCAAGCACTCAGAAAAACATTCAAGAAAATTATAACACATGAAAGGAGATTTGAACATGGGAGAAGAGAAAAAAGATAGCTTACAGAGCGTAACCGATGCAGTGGCATATATCGTGAGCGACTACGAAAATTCAGTATACGGATATGCCTACCTGAAAGCGCAACTGGACACACTGAAAAGATATGTCTGCAAAAACAGGTATGTTGAGCGAGACATGATTTTAAAACTGATGGGGTGGAATGAAGATGGAAAGCATTAAAGGCTATGACCACTGGAAGACCATACCGCCGGAGCCAGAAGAAGAAAAACAGGAATACTGCACATGCTGTGGAAGACCTGTATACAGTGGTGACAGCTTATACACATTTGACGGACAGGTGCTGTGTGAAGAATGTGTGAAAGAGATCACAGGAGGGAAAGAAGATGGCAGAGATATGGATGATCTGCAAACCGGACTTGGAATACCGTATCGGGGCATATGCCTATGAAACAGATATGGACAAGGCTTATGTGCATAAGCTTGCCGACAAGGTAGCAGAAAAAAACAAGTGCAAAACAATCGTGAAAGAACTTTAGGAGGAACCGCAATGCAGAAATTGGAATTAACCGTAAACCAGACGATGGGGGTTATTACCGGAAACTTTGATGACATCAAGAAATCTCTTGAAACAGAGATGGCAGTGTATGAGACAAAGCAGTTCGCAGAAGAGGACAAGCAGAAAGCCAAAGGAGATCTGGCAGACCTTAGAAAGTTGAGAAAGGCAGTGAACGATCGCAAGGTTGAAGTGAAGAAAGAGTACATGAAGCCTTACGAAGCGTTCGAGGGCAAGGTGAAAGAGCTGATCGGAGTGATTGATAAACCTATCGCGCTGATTGACGGACAGGTGAAAGAGTTCGAAGCAAAACGTGTGGAAGAGAAAAAAGCAGAAATCCAGAACCTGTACAACGAATTGGTGGAAGCGGAACTACATGACTACATGCCGTTGGAAAAAATCTACGGTGAGAAGTGGACAAATGCATCCACCACAATGAAATCTATCCGTGAAGAGATAAACTTAAAGGTTATGCAGACCAGACAGGATATTGCAACCATTAAGGCCATGAAGTCCGAAAAAGAGGAACAGGCGTTGAACCTGTACATGGAGAACAACAACCTTGCTCTTGCTATCCAGATGATTAACCGCTACGAACAGGAAAAAGCGGAAATCTTACGGAGAAAAGAGAAAGAGGAACAGGAAAGACGTGAGCGTGAACTTGAAAGAGAACGTGAGAGGGTAAGAGAAGAAGAACGTGCCAGAATTCGTGAAGAGGAAAGACTTAAGGCAGAAGCGGAACAGAAAGCCATCGACCAGATTAAGACGGTGGACGAAGTGAAAGCAGCGGAACTCACCACGGAAGATTCGAAGACGGTAGTATTTACGGTTAAGGCTACGGATGCAGAACTGGAAGAGATTGAAATGGCATTAACTTCTCTAGGCGTTTACTTTGAAAGGAAAGATGTGTAATGGCAGAAGGAAATAGCAAACGTGAACTTGATATCACAGAAAAGCTTTCCGAGATCCAGACAAGAATGGATGTACCGAAAGACAAACATAGCGATTTCGGCGGATACGATTACAGAAGCGCAGAGAGTATCTTGAATGAGTTCAAGAAATATTCAAGGGAATACAATGTATCTCTTACGCTGAAAGATGAAATCGTGGAGATAGCCGGAAGAGTATACGTGAAATCGACAGCAACATTTATCGACTGCGAAGATGGTGGAGAAATATCTGTTCCGGCGTATGCACGGGAGCCGGAGACGAAACCGAAGATGGATGAATCACAGGTTACGGGATCAACATCAAGCTATGCGAGAAAATACGCAATGAACGCACTGTTTCTTTTGGATGATGTAAAGGATCCTGACACGAACGAATATGCAAAGCAGACGGGAGCCGATAAAAAGAGTGGTGGAAAGAAAGAACAGAAAGCCAATGACGGAAAGATTACACAAGGGCAGATAAAAGAACTTCGGAAGATATTTGAAAAAAACAAAATTGATGAAGTAAAGGCTATAGCCGGATACAGTGCACAGAAGATTGAAGATCTGACGCAACAGCAGTACGGGTGGTTCCGGGATAACCAAGATGAAGCCAGAAAGATGTTTGGTGTGTAAATGGACTATACAGGGACTTTTGATAGCTTAGCGGTGGATTTTGCCACCAATAAGCAAAAAGCCAGTCTGACGCTAAATGAAGACGCAAGACAGGCATTTGAGAACTTTAGAGGTAAGCAGATTGCAATAACAATTAAGGCATACAAGAAAAAAAGAAGTCTCGATGCAAACTCTTACTTTCATGTACTGGTTGGAAAGATTGCAGATGTGACCGGGAACAGCAAGGTGTACATAAAGAATAAGTTAATAGCGGAATACGGACAGTATGAAACCATTAACGGTGCATTAGTTCCGCTCCCATTGGACGATGACATAGATGCATACAATGTGGAATTTGTTCATCTGCAACCCACATCGAGGACAACCACTAATCAGAAAGGAAAAGTATTCCGGGTGAATCTGGTAATGCGAGGTTCGCATACTTACGATACCGATGAAATGTCAAAACTGATTGACGGGACTGTGTACGAAGCGAAAGAACTTGGTATAGAGACTATGACACCGAACCAAATAAGCGAAATGAAAGAAAGATGGGGTGTGAAGATTGGCGAAAAGACTTAAAAGTGTATTCACTGACGATATGGAGCACTGCTACTTTACGGGAAGTCCAAACTGCCACAGACACCACATTTTCTATGGTCCGTACAGAAAAAAATCGGAAGAATACGGGTTTGTGATTCCGTTAGCACCACATTTACACGAATTTACGCCAGAAAGCGTACACGGGAACCCGAACAAGGGATTGGACTTAGAACTTAAGCAGATGGCACAGAGATTTTTTGAAGAACACTACGGGACAAGAGAAGAGTTCATACAGGTGTTCGGAAAGAACAGGTTGTAACTAAATAAATATAGATTCATGTGGCAAAAATGGAACTATTAACAGGTTCTAACGCATATCATCTCACCCATTCGATATGCACAGCACAAGATATTGTATCACGGCCGGAGAAGCCACACTCCGGCAGAAAGGAGAAAAGCGTTGGGAAAGAATAGAGAGACGGCAGAAAGCTATTTTATTCGAATACCGGATGGACATAGAAACGCAATACAACGTCCGTACAACATGAATGTTGATAGAATCTTTCGAAGAATGATAGAGCATGCGAATAACAATGGTGACTGTATTGTGAATATTGGGAATGGCGTATTCAGACCGATTCCAGGTGATCCGGTAGATGAAAAAGCATTCCATGAATACATTGGGAAAGAATTACATAGAGCCAGAGCAATCCAGTATAAACGGCTCTGCATGAAGCAGACGTTTGAGAGTTGGAAAAAGATAGGTAGGGATTACAATGCATTACATTTTGATGGTGAAAGGCAAACTGAACAACATGAACGATTATATCCGTGCACTGAATACCAACAGGTACAAGGGTGCGGATATGAAGAAAGATAATGAATCCCGTGTCATACAAGCTATATATGAGCAATTTGGAAGATTGCGAATAACAAGAAAGGTACGGATGCACTACCGATGGTATGAGCCGGACAAGAGACGGGATTTGGATAATGTGAGCGCATTTGGGCGAAAGTGTATCCAAGATGCATTAGTAGATACCAAAGTCTTACAGGACGATGGATGGAAAAACATAGTGGGATTCACGGATGAATTCTATGTTGATAAGAAAAATCCAAGAATTGAGGTGGATATTGAAGAGGTGTGAGCGAGAATTACATAAAACTTAGCAGAAAAATACTGGAATGGGACTGGTATCCAGACATAAAGACGTGTCGGTTATTCTTGCACATGCTGTTAAAAGCCAACTGGAAAGATGCAAGCTTCCGAGGAGAAGAGATCAAAAGAGGATCATTTGTCTCTTCGACATCCGTTCTTTCAAAAGAAACAGGGTTGTCTGAGAGCGAATTAAGGACAGCACTTTCTCATCTGAGAAAAACAGGTGAGGTTACATGCAAAACAACAAACCGATATACCGTATATACGGTGAATAACTATGCAAGATACCAGACCGAACAGAAGAATGAAAAAAAAGATAAGCCGACCAGACAGGAAGAAAAGCCGGAGAAAGACGATGGATCCGTTGAAACTGTCATAAAAGCCTGGAACGATCTGGAAAGCTACGGGATAAAACCTGTAAAGAAGATAGAGAAGACTTCCAAGAGATACCAGAACTTACAAGCGAGATTAGAAAGCAACGGTTTGGAAGATGTCTTGCAAGCTGTGGATAACGTGAAGAAAAGCAAGTACTTACAAGGGAAAGTGAAAAACTGGAAGATAACATTCGACTGGTTTGTGTTACCGAACAACTTTACAAAAGTGTCTGAGGGACAGTATGAAGACAGCGGACAGGAGAAGAAAGGGTTCAACAATTTCGATGGCCGGAACTATGACATGAATGATTTAGAGAGAAAGCTTATTACGTAGGAGGAAGAATATGGAAAAACCGGATGGATGCACTTATCCAAACTGTTTTATCTGTCCTTTGGCAGACTGTAGTTGGGCGAGTGCCAAAGCAGAGCTACCAGGAGAAACAAAGAAAAAGCGGAGAATAGTAAGACGTAGCAAAAAGAACGCTGTTCGGAGGTGACTTTGTGACAAGACAGGAGCAGGCTATTGAGGGTTATAAACGGAAACCACATTATGCGGATCCATATGAATATTGGAAAAAGAAACAGGAGGAAAAGAATAATGAGCAAAAGTAATGTGTTGGAATTAGCAAAGAAATTAGTAGCAGCTATCGAGAAAGAAGACCAGAAAAACAAAGTGATGCTGAAAGATATCCCGGTTGGTGGGAAGTTTGTCACAGGCATCGGAAGATTTATTGTGCTGGAACAGAAAGAAGATTCCACTGTAGTTATTACAGAAGACTTATATCGTGAAGATGTGAAATTTGATGATGATTGTACGGATTACAAGAAGTCATCATTAAGAGAACTGTGCGAGGGCGAAATTCTCAATGAGTTTTCTGATGAATTCGGAGAAGAAAATATTTGCACAAATGAAGCCGGATTAGTAACACTTGATGGACAGGAAGTATTTGGAAAACTCTTGACAAAAGTAAGACCTCTGACATTTGACGAAGCACGTGAATACAATGATCTGCTCGTAAACAAAGACATCCCGGATTGGTACTGGACTTGCACTCCTTGGAGTACAAAAGAAAGAGGATGGGAGTATTCAGTAGCGGTTGTTTCGCCGTCCGGTGGCATCTTCATCAGTAGCTACTGCAGCGGTGACGGCGTTCGCCCATTTTGTATCTTAAAATCTAATATCTTTGTATCCAAAGTTGAGGAGGAGTAAATCATGATGACGTTAAAAGAATTCGGAGAAAACCTTAAAAATCTTAATGCAGCTTATGAGCAGTTAAGAAAAAAATACCAGAAGCCGGAAAACGGAAAGACGATTGAAGTTGCCGGTATTAACTGGCTGGTGCTGGACAAGCTTGAAAATGGATATTTTGCAATTTCGGAAGATTTTTACGGAAGAGACAGAAAGTTTGATGATAATTGCAACGATTGGAAATCCAGTGATTTGAGAAATGAGTTAAACACTGATCTCCGCAAAAAGATTGAAAATGAGTTGGGAGTGGATTCGCTGGTCGAGTTTGAACGCAATTTACTTTCATTAGATGGTCAGGCGGAATATGGAACTTGTAGAGATTATGTTTCGCTTATTTCTGTGGATGAATACCGGAAGTATAGAAAGTTCCTGCCGAATAGGAGTAAATGGTGGTGGACACTTACACCAGACAGCACGGCTTGTAATAATGATGACACCTATGTTCGGGTTGTTTCGCCGTCCGGTTGCATCTGCAACAATAACTGCCGCGGCAGTGACGGCGTTCGCCCAGTTTGTATCTTTTCCTCTTCAATCTTTGAATCTTGTGAGGAAGATGATGATTAATGGCAGAGAATGATCTGAAAGTAATTCAAAAGGCGAAGGAACTGGCCACCCATACATTGAAAGTGACCAGTAATGCCAACCGATATCCAAAAAAATATAGATTTTCACTTGTTGATAAAATGCAGAATAAGTCAATGGAAATCTATGAAATGCTCTTTGAAGCGAATAGAACGGATATCAAGAATTATAAAAGAGATCGACTTGAAATGCAGACAAAAGCAATTACATATTGTGATGAATTACTTTTCTACATAGAAATGTCGCATGATCTTGAAATTATCAACATAGATAGCGTAGAGCATTGGTCGAAAATGGTATCTGATGTAAAACATATGGCTATTGCATGGAGAACTAAAGACCGGCAAAGATAAATGCATTTTAGGTCGTTTCCGTTAAGCGGTTGTTTCGCCGTCCGGTAACATCAACAACAATAACTACAACAACAGTAACGGCGTTCGCCCATTCTGTATTACAGGGAGTCAGAGTAGGCATCAAGCCGAAATCGGGAAAGATACAAAAAGGAAACGGACCTTCCTCTTAGAGGTAAATATAAAGGAGTACCAATGGATAAAGAAATTGTCACGGATTATGGGGATCTGTACCGGGCTTATAAGAAAGCGAAGTCGGGTAAGAAATTTAATAGCAGCACTGCAAGATTTTCTAATGTGGCTTTAGATGGGATTAATATTCTGAAAGAGCAGTTAGAGAATCAGACATATACAGTTGCTCCGTATAACCGGTTCGAAATATATGAGCCGAAGCAAAGAGTAATTGAGTCATGTTCATTCAAGGATAAAGTAGTGCAACACGTACTCTGTGACAATATTCTGCATCCAAAATTGAAGAATGTGTTTATTAAATACAATTCTGCCGGACAGATAGGAAAAGGAACGCTATATGCATTAGATGGCTTAAGAGATCACATGGAATCGTTCTATCAGAGACATGGCGTTGATGGCTGGGTACTAAAATGCGATATCAGACATTTCTTTTATGAAATTGACCATGAGATTTTGAAAGACATTGTAGATTATTTCTTCCCAGATCCATATACAACATGGTTGAATCATACATTGATTGATAGCAGCGAGAATCCTGGCTTGCCACTTGGGAATCAAGCCGGACAGGTATATGCCTTGCTTATGGTTCATGCAGTAGACTGCATGGTGACGGGCGAACTTGGAATAACTGAATATGGAAGATATATGGACGATTTCTACTTGATTCATCAAGATAAGGAATATTTGAAATGGTGTTTGGAATGTATCAGAGAAATGCTAAAAACACTTGGACTTGAATTGAACGGGAAGACGCAGATCATACCGTTTAGAAAAGGGATACGATATTTAGGATTTCATCATTATATGACGTCCGATGGGAAATATATTCGGAAGCTAACCGGAGAGAACAAGCGGAAGAATAAGAAGAAATTTCGAAAACTGGTAAAAGATGTGAAAGCCGGGAAACTCACGGAAGAAAAATTCTATGAGAAATATAATTCATGGAAGAACCATGCATTACATGGAAATTGTATCAAGTTGGTTCACAGTATGGATCTGTATATAGAGGAATTGATGAAAGAGGTGACATAGTGACACGACAGGAACAGGAAGATCAGGAACAGGAACAATATCTTGCAGAGTGGTCTAAAAAGCAGAAAGAGAAGCGAGAAAAGAAGAAACGGAAGTTTCGACTTAGGAGGAATAGAAAGTGAATAAAAAAGAAGTACTGGAAATCAGAAAACAATTCACACCGGAGAATTGTTCAATCACCCGTATAGCCGGATGCTACGTGGATGGAGAAAAAGAGAAACGGATGGAAAGAGAAGAAGCGTTTCTTTCACTGCCGGAAGAACAGGCATTTAAGTATTTTGACATTTTCAAGAAGACGTTATCCGGGAAAATCGGAAAGAACCTGTTGAACCTGGAATACAAGTTGAAAGAAAGTAGGAGCAGCGACCCAGAGGGCGAAGAACATGAACTGTTGATGAATCTGAGAGAAAGCAAACTGAGAGACCCGGCATTGTTAGATGAATTCTACGAAAAGATTCTTACGTCTTATGACTGCGCTGAGAATTACTACATCATACTTATCCACGCAGTATATGACGTACCGGGAAAGACATCGGACGGAGAAGTGCTGGAAGATGCATCTGAGGAAGTATATGATTTCATTCTTTGTTGCATCTGCCCGGTGAAACTTTCAAAGCCGGGACTTACTTACAACGGGAAAGATGAACGGATGGAAGAGAGAACCCGTGATTGGGTAGTAGGTATGCCAGACAAAGGCTTCTTATTCCCGGAATTTAACGACCGACAGACGGATGTACATAGCGTACTCTATTACACCCGGAAGTCTGCCGATGTACAAGAAGAAATGGTTCGAGAGCTACTTGGAATTGATTTTGTTGCATCTGCCGATGAAGAGAAAGATAAATTCGGTAAGTTGTTAAAGGATGTACTTGGAGAAGATGCAGACAGCAAGATCGTGAAAGACATCTTTGAGGGGATATCCGAAGAGATGGAACGCCATGCAGAAGACCCGGAGCCGTACAAAATTGATAGGAACGAACTGAAAAAGATATTCTGTAACAGCAGTGTACCGGATGAAAAGATGGAAATGTTCGAGGGTGCTTACCGGGAGAACATCGGGAATGTGCCTGTTATGGCAAGTAACATTTGCGACAACAAGGTGGTTAATATCCAGGTTCCAGAGGGGAAGATAACTATCGATGCAGATTCCATCAGCAATTTAGAAATCAAGGAAGTTGACGGAAGAAAATGCATGGTACTGCCAGTAGATTATGTAGAAGTTAACGGAATTTCAACGAAAGCGTAGGTGAGGAAGATGAAATATAAGGTTGGAGACAAGGTAAGAGTAAAAGAAAACTTACCTTTGTATATGAAAGCTCACTGTGTATCTACTTTTAGTCCAGAAACATTGAAGTATAACGGAATGATAGTTACGGTTAGTGAAGTGAAAAAAGATCAATACAAAATTGAAGAGGATAACGGCTTTTACGATTGGTATGAAGATATGCTTGAACCAGTAGAAGAAATGAGTGCGGAAGAAGCAACTAAGATTTTAGGTAAAATTTGTTGTGAAAGCGAAGTCTGTGCTGAATGTCCTATTAGTGAAGCAAAAGGGAAAATGCCGTGTCAAAACTTCCGAAGAGATAAAGCAGGAGAAGTACTTGAAATCCTCAAACAGTGGAAAGCAGACCATGAGAAAAAAGAAGTTGAGGTTGAGTTTGCGTGGTATGCAGTAATCAAGGATGAAAAAGGAAGTATAGTACATGAAGAACGCATTGAATCCCCATTAGGTTCAAACAAAGAATATTCGGAAAATAATAAAGAGATTCTTGCAAAATACTGTTCCGAACATAACGGTAAATTCTATGAATTAACTGAGAGAAGATGTGTAGTAAAGGAGTAACTATGAACACAGGAGAAAAGATAGATTACATGATTCAGTGCTTACAGGTGGCAAAAGCAGAGTATGAATACGAAGCTGAACGTTATGCACATGAATGTGCTGAGGATTACGAATGGCTTAATAAGCACCATATTACCAACAAAGCACTGATAAGAGAAAATCTAAGGAATGTGGCAAGGATGGGATTCCAGGTGGCAAATGAGGTGAAATGATGATTAGAAAATTGATAGAAGAAATTATTGAAAAGTATTATCGGGAAGACGGTGAATACTATTCAAGAGATCGTGAAGATGAAAGCGGAAACGATTTGGAGATGGATGAAGAAATTAAATCCGCACTGGAAGAAAAAGGAATTCAGTTCAAGGTTGAATTTGAATATGGATTTTCTTCGCCGGGTTACGACAATGATTTTCTGGCTATTGCATGGATAGAAGCGGATGGCACGTTGGAACTTACAACGGTATTGTTAGAAATTAAATAAATTACAGAAAGGAGTACGGAGCTCCGGCCGGGCAAAGATATATCGGCTCCTTTCGAGAAGCGAACTGTCCGTATCTTAAGGTCGGCGAGAGAGTACCGAACTTGATTATAGATGATACACAGGAACAATTAAGATTTGCGTAGGTGAAGAAATGAGAATAGCACTAATTGACGTAGACGGACACAATTTTCCGAATCTTCCGCTGATGAAACTGTCGGCATGGCATAAACAGAACGAAGATCAAGTTGAGTGGTACGATCCGCTGACTGCATGGCTGAATCCACCAGACAGGGTATATATGAGCAAGGTATTTACATTCACGGAAGATTATCCTCATCCAGTGTGTGCTGGAGAAATAATCAAAGGCGGTACGGGTTATGAATATCCGTCTGGTGGCAAGCCGCTGCCGGATGAAATCGAACATATCTATCCAGATTACAGCCTGTATCCAGAACTATGTAGAGATACCGCCTACGGGTTCTTGACAAGAGGATGTCCAAGAGGTTGTGATTTCTGCATTGTGAAAAAGAAAGAAGGGCAGAAGAGTCGGAAGGTAGCTGATTTGTCCGAGTTCTGGCGTGGTCAGAGGAATATCGTTCTACTGGATCCAAATATGTTCGCTTGCATGGAATGGAAAGAACTGAGCCAGCAGCTTATTGATAGCAAGGCTTGGATAGATTTCTCACAGGGATGCGACATAAGGATTATGACCGAAGAAAAGGCAGAATACATCAAACGAATGAAGATTAAGCAGATTCATTTTGCATGGGATAGATATCAGGACAAAGATATCATTGTTCCAAAATTCCAGATGTTTCAAAAACTAACTGGATGGGGCAGAGGGAAAATGACGGTATATGTCTTGTGTGGATTTGACACAACATTGGAGCAAGACCTTGATCGGATATATACGTTAAGAGATTTAGGATACGCACCATATGTGATGATATACGACAAATACAAATTAAAGAAACGTGATCAGCTGAAAAGAATGCAGAGATGGGTAAATTCCAGATTCGCATTCATGGCGTGTGAGCGGTTCGAAGATTATACAGGGTAGGTGAGAAAAATGTACATTGAATTAAAAAAGATAGACAAAAACACATTGAAAGTCGGTGATGTGGTTGGTGTTGCAAGAAAGGTCGGAGCTGGATATATATCAAGTTTTAGGCATGATCGCATCATTCCAGCAACAATTACCAGAATCACACCGAAGAGAACAAAAATTACGACAGATAAATTCGGCGACCATGACAGGCATGAAAAATTCTATGAATATAACTATAATGCAGAGAAAGAGAATGAGCTGGCAGAGGAATTTTGCCAGATAAAAGACGGAGTATATGAACTTTATGAGTTCAAAAGAGAAGGCTTGGACAGGATCAGCGATAAAGATTTGCCGGAAGTAGCAGAGCATATGAAAGCAATTACAGAGATTTTGGAGAAATACAAGGAGTAGCAATGTTTGAAGAATTATATAAATTCATATTCAGATTGCATTACGGGATAAAGTTCATGCCGGAAAAGGATTTTGATGAGCTTTTATCTCGGTGCGACTGGGAGCAAAAGATGTATGCATTGTGCTTTAGATATTTGTAAACGTGGAGAAAAATCATGAAAGTACTGTGACAATTGAATATTGATGTAAAAGTCAGTATTCAATTGTCGGGAGAAAGGAAGAAAATTATGCATTACTGTATACATTTATTAACTAAACAATTACCTACAGAAAAGGAAATTGAAAAAATTATGGAACCATATAGTTGGGATTCGATAGACGATGAAGATACGGACGATGAGAAGAAAAAAATAGAATATCCGGTGTTTACGTGGGATTGGTATCAGATTGGCGGAAGATACAGTGCTTGCCTCAAACTGAAAGTAGATGGAGAAGATTCAGAAAACAGAGAGCATTATAACTGGGGGTATTTGGAAAACAATCCAAGAAACGAAAGACTGTTCCATTCTGCGCTGTTAAGCGAATTAAAAAGAAATGCAAAAGTACCATTTGCGTATACAGAAGAATCATATTTCCCAAATATGGGATACCGTGATGGATACATTCTTGTTGACGGAGCAAGACAGAAAGACATCTTGAATCTGGACGAGCTCGGATGCTTTGGATGCGTTTTGCCAGACGGATCAGCGATTGCCAGAGAATCGTGGACTGGTAATGGATTTGTCGAAGATGATAAGTTCGAAGAGGAATATAAGAAAGCGGTAGCTGATAACATGGATGGATTCCTTACTGTACTGGATATACATGATTGATGGAGGAGTGTTATGGGATTAACAATAAACAGCAAAAATCACAGCATTGACTTGAGCTATTCCGGGTTTTACCGACTTCGTGTAAAAGTAGCGGAGTTAACTGCACCAGATATCTATGAACATTATAAAAAACTTAATGATTGGAGATATGTACTGGTTAGCAAAGGCGAGAACTTTTCCACAGAGTATGACAAGAAAATCGTGGAACTTGATGAAAAGTACGATGGAAAATATACAAAGGTCCTTGAATTCTTATACACGAGCGACAGTCACGGAGAAGCTGATGCAGAACACTGCAAATCTGTATACGAAATTATAAAAGAATATGATGATGATATTATCTATGGATATCGTAGTGGTATAGAAGCTGTACTATTCAAAAATGTTAAACAGTTGATAAAAGATGGTGCGGATACAGAAATGGGAATTGAATGGTATTAAGAAAGGAACGAATTATGAGAAGTTACGAAGTTAAATTGCCGAGAGGTATTGAAGTAGATATTTTCAATCTTCCAGAGGATTTTGAAGAACAGATAAAAGAGTCATTCAAAGGCTATACAGCAGAAACAGCAAAAGAATATAGATATTGCGACAAGTTAGGATACATTGATTGCTGCATCAAACATCTAAACGGTGGAAAGCGTTCTGACGATATCGTAAACGAAATGGTGGAAGGACGTATTCTTTATGAATGGAGAGAAAACGGAGAAATCATTAAGGAAGATGATATTTACTGCTTTGAGTTTATGAAAGATTGCTATGACAGAGGAAAAGAAGATGCAAGGTTGTGTTCACACTTTGACAGTGATGACCACCACATTTACGATCAGATTCAGAAAGTGTTTGTGCAGATTATTAAAATTGTGATGAATTACGAGGGATAAGTTATGAGAATCATTAGTCAGGACGGAACGATTGATGTTCCTTACGAAAATGCAGATTTAGAACGAAAAGGGAAAATAATATCTGTATGGACGCTAGATAACGTATATGGCAGTTTTGCAAGATATTCCACCGAAGAGAAAGCAATCAAGGCTATGGAAATGTGCAGAAACAGGTACGCATGGTGCAAAATAAGAGATCACGGGATGAACTCACTCACTATGGCTATGAGTTTTCGGAGAACAGATGAAATAGAACAACTTTTAGAAACGTTTGCGGAGAAAAACATTTTTCAGTTTCCGGCAGATGAAGAGGTGGAATAAATGTACTGGGTAGACAGAAGCACTGGCGAGATCGTATCTGAAAGAGACAAAAACAAACCTCTATGGGCATATTATGAATACCTAAGAGGTTATTGGGACGGAGTTGTTATCGAGAATTACATAATAGGAGAGAACCCGTTCTTCCGGATAGATTTTGCATATTGTGTCGGCGATAAGTATGTAAATCTAAAAAGAGATTGCCATTTCAAAAATCACGGCGTGGATAGAAACGATGTTAGATTGTGCGCCATAATCGTTCCAGCTAAAGAATATGACGAAAAGATAAAAGAGCTAAAGAGAGGTGTAGAAAAGTGAATAAAGAGATCAAAAATGCAGACATAGAAAAAATTACAGTTGATTATGCAACAAAAGTACGAGAAACGGAAGAAGAGTTTATTTTTCAGACAATAACACCTTTTTGTTGCAACATTTTACTAAAAATAATATCCAAAAAGGAATTAAAAGATACACTTTTAAGAGGACAGCAAATGAAATGGATTCCATGTAATGAAAGAATGCCAAAAGGTACCGTACTTTGTTGCGATGATAGAGGAAATATGTTAGTTGGACTTCTGTGTAAAGACGAAGCGGGATATATGGCATATGGCGATGATGGACAAGAAATGTATAACTGTGTTGCATGGATGCCGTTGCCGGAACCTTACAAGGAGGGCGATTATGAGACTGATTGATGCGGACAAGCTTATAAGAAGAATGAGAATTGATATGGACCGTATGAAATACCAATACAATCTTGATGTTATAGAAGGAATGAGCCTTGCGATAGGATACATAGTTGGAAGACCGACAGCTTATGATCCAGAAAAGGTTATCGAAAAGCTACAAGTACTATCCGATAAGGCAGATGATGATATAGCTGTCTGCGAAGCGGATACGTGCCAGTATTATGACGGATACGGAGATGGACTGGATAGAGCCATTGAAATTGTAAAACGAGGTGGAAGAGATGAGAAGTACGCAAGCGAGATTATTGAGATTGCTTGCAAATATGGTGCTGTTAATGAACGAACAGGAGAATTAAAGGGTTGCAGTGAAATAATTTGTGAACATTGTTTGTTCAGAGAGAGTGGCATAAGTAGATGCAAAGAAAAAATGAAAGAATGGCTTGAATCCGAACACGTCGAAAAGCCGGTGATTAGCAAGATGTATAGAGCGTTTTTAGATTATATCAATGCGAATGTGCATTATATAGCAAGAGATATGGATGGCGGTTTATATGTCTATATCAGAAAGCCATTCAAGACGTTTGATTTTTGGAAAGTTGTTGGATTCGAAAAATGCAAAAGCTTGAGAATGGTTGACATCGACCTCCCAATGGTCAAATGGTCAGATGACAAACCGTGGCTTATTGAGGACTTGAAGAAGTTGGAGGTAGTAGACAGTTATGAGTAAAGAAAATGATATTAAAGGATGCGCTTAATGATGAATGCATTGGAAGAAAAGACAAAGGAGAAGACGGTAAAAAGAAAGAAAAACTACTATTTGGTCAAAAGCGATGTATTAGGATATGCGAAAAGGAAGGGATTGATTAATGGCCGGAGTAAGAGACAAATATCTGAGAGGGGCACATAAAGACATCTATTACATAAGCGAAGAAGATGAAAAAAAGATGTTGAACGAATGTCAGAGAATGCGTGGAAATGATCAGCTTGAATTACTGAAATGGTGCCAAAATGCGAATAATGACTTATCTGGTATATTGTTCTTCTCGCTTATAACAGGAATCGGATATGACTATATAAGCAAAAGATACTGGATACCGATTGCAAGAAAAGACTTCCAAGGCTATCGGAGGAAAGTCTTGGATGAAATGTACAGATGGATACTTTGGGGGGAACATGACGATGGAAAGATGGCAGAAAGGCTATTCGGAATAAAAAAACACAAACACGGGAATACTACCGAAAAGGAGTGATGCGGATGGTAAGAATCTATGTGAACGGTAAACAGGTGACAAAAGAAGAACTTTCGAATTATGAAATCCATAACAAGGCGGTAAAAAGGATTCTTTCAGAAAAGTTGACAAAAAATAAGTGATATTTTAGAATTGACCTTGATAGAATCTTGGTCAATTCTTTTTTAAATTGAAAGGAGAATTGACATGAAAAAATTAAATGTAGGTTATATGAGAGTGTCTACAGAAGCACAGACCGAAAAGTATGGTCTTGATGTCCAAGAAGACAAGATAAAGGAACTTGCCAAGAAAAGGGGCGTGAAGATAGCCAGATGGTATGTGGATGGGGGATATTCTGGGAGCAATATCCAAAGACCGAACATACAGAAACTTCTGGAAGATGCAGAAGCCGGAGAAATACAGGCAGTATACATCTATAAGCTTGATAGAATGAGCCGTGATGTTGTAGATACTCTTACGCTTGTGAGTAAGCTTTTACCAAAATACAATGTAGAGGTGGTATCAGCCACAGAGGATTTGCGGAACGAAACACCGATGGATCGTGTGATGTTGGGTGTTAATGCTGTGATGGGGCAGTATGAACGTGAGGTTATCTATATGCGTACAAGAGCCGGTATGGTGGAACGTGTAAAGCGTGGACTGTGGATGGGTGGCGGTACGATACCTTACGGATATAGGTACGACAGGAACGATGGGATATTACATATCATCCCGGAAGAAGCGGAAAAGGTAAAAGCTATCTTCCAGATGTTCCGGGACGGGTATTCGTGTGATAGGATTCAGAAAATTCTCGGGATGCATTCGGAGAAACTTGTATCGAACATTATTAGGCGTATAGCCTATGTAGGTAAAATACAATATAAAGGGAAAACATACCAAGGCTTGCATGAACCGATCATAGACGAAAAACTATTCTATGAAGTACAGGAAGAGATAAAAAAGAGATCCACAAATGCTTATGTAAGCAACAAGTATATGCTTACCGGGTTGTGCTACTGTGGAAAATGCGGTACTAAAATGCGGATGCAGAAGTGGGGAAAGTACACCAAGATAGTATGTTACTCGCAGTACAAGGAAAAAGAGCATATATCTAAGACAGGGAACCCTTGCAAAAATAAAAAGGTGAGGGCAGATGTGGTAGAAAAAGAAGTAGAGGACTGTTTTAAACGATTCATAGTTAATGTCGAAGAAAAAGAGAATGAATCTGAAAGCACTCGGAAGATGATAGAAAAAGAGATATCACTAAGCGAAACAAAACTGAAACGCCTATACACATTGTATGCAAGCGGTAGCTCTGGTACAGATACGCTTTTTGGTGTTATCCAGGAAGAAGAAAAAACACTGAAAAATCTACAGGAAGAACTAAAGGCAGAAGACATCCGGGAGAAAGCTGGACGGGGAGAAAAAATAGAGAAAATAAAAGAGATGTCCAACGTGTGGGATACACTGACGGATTCCGAGAAAAACAAGGTGCTAAAAGAGTGCGTTGAAAAGGTAGTTATCACAGGAGATGACATAGACATACATTTTAGCATATATTAATAGGTACTTTCTCGTGTTCCAACCATCATCCCAACAGCGGTAGGAAGTGGAGAAAAAGAAGAAAAGACCAAGATTCTATTATATGATTAAAAAAAGCAAAGACGTGAGCCGGAAATATAAATATATAGATTAAGAGAAAAGATTTTGAAAATAATTGAAATCTTTTATTTTTTTACTTGACTAGTGGACACCACTGTGATATAATAAAGACAGTTAAGAAAGGAACACATCACAGGAGGAAGAAAAATGAAAAAATATGATTTGGTAAAAAGAACGGCAGAAATTAAGTATAAAGATAGAAAAGAAATTGAAGAAGGATGCACGGCTTTTGACGATTCGCCGGAATATATAAAAACATTCGATACACTGGAGGAAGCGAAAAAGGAACTTGCAAAACGTAAAACAGATGTTAGCAAATTTTCTTACCACGGAATGACATTCTACAAGGTTGAAGAGTATGTAATTGAAGAAAATGAATTTGAATATGACGAAGACGAAAGCAAATTTGTACAGACAGATTTTATTGACACATTAGAAAGCACAGAGATGAAAATTGAAGTCGTTGAAATACCTAGCCATGAAACAATAGCGATCTGCTCAAGCCTGGAAGAAGCGGAAGAAGCGGAAGACAATTACGAGGGCGAAAACGAAACATGCATAATGATTTAATAAAGCATTTCAGACGGTCCTTATGTCGGATTCTACGACGGTGGAGAACTTGACGGCACATGTGCACTTAAAGTATCTGAAAACAATATCGAAGAAATGATTGAAGCTGTAAAATCTTACGTAGAAAAAACATACTTAATCGGTGGAAACGTAATGCAATACGGAAACGATAAAGACGAAATCATTATAAGAAACGCGGAAGTGATTGCAATATTGCGATAAAAAGGAGATAGTAATGGAGAAAGCAAAAAGAAACGTCATGATAAATAAAGCCGGAGGAACATCTGGCAAGAATACAAAGAACTACCGTATTTCTGTTCCGGTAGGAATGATAAAGGCACTGGGCGTTACGGAAGATGATAGAAGTGTTGTCCTAGAAGAAAAAGACGGAGTGATAACTATTAAGAAAGAAAAAATGAAAACCATTGACTAGTGGACACCACTATGCTATAATAAAGACAGTTAAGAGAGGAACACATTATAGGAGGTAAAAACAATGACGAATGTAGAAAAAATCTTAGAAACAATTAAAAAAAATGATTATAGCGTGGTAGCAATTCGCCATTGTTGCCCGGATGAAGAATATAAAATTGGTGACATTTGCAGAAACAGCTTTGCGTGGAATGAAGAATATGAGTGCAGTTCATATGACACAGAAGAACCAGAGGAAATGGACGGCGTATGTGGATACGCAATGTTTGAACTGATTGACACTGATGATGTAGAAGAAGCAAAAGAGATAATCGAAAGAGCTATTGAAGAATCATCTATCTACGATGGAAACAACATTGTAATAATCGGTGGGGACTCTTACTCTTATGGGAATGACGAAAACGAAGTAATTGTTGAAGAAGCAGAAGTAATTGAAATTGTATAAAGGAAAAAATGAGCGAATGGAACGAAATTTTAAAACAATATGAAAGAAAAAAGGCATAGCTAAAAGCCATACCTAAATTCTGAATTTCTTCTTAAATTCTAACATCTTTCAACTCAACGTTCCACCATTGACTGAAACGACACTCACGAAAATCATGGAACCGTGAGAATCAACAAAGATTGCTGATAGATATATATTAATCTAAAAAAGATAAAAAGTCAATATCAAAGAAATGAACATAGAGCAACCAAACATTGAAAAAATGTGCATTTTATGGTAAAATATAAGTATCAGAATAGAAATAAAACTAAATAACGGGGACAATGAAATAGCACTTCTGACGGTAAGATGTAATTATCGTGGAAGGTGCTATTTTTTGTATGTGGAAAAGGTAGGTGAGTGTATGGCAAATCTAAATAGCATTGCTAAAAAGTTACAGAAAGCAATACTGCAAAAAGGATTAGTTATAAAGATGGGGACAAGTCAGTTTTATTCCATAGAGCAAAATAGACTTATCACCATGTACATCCTATCTACCAGAGTGCTAGAAAGAAAGAAAAACGGGGAATGGAAATATTATGATTATGAAATTCTCCGAACAGCATCGCAGATAGAGATTGTAAATTGTTTGAACGATATATGGAGGGCGGTGAAAGAATGATTGAGACTTATGCGGAAAAAACAGAAAACATGATTAAAGAAGAAATGCAGAAGAAATTCATTGACATGATTACAAAGAATGAAAAGCTGAAAGAAAAGAATGAGTATCTGCAAAAAGAGGTAGAAGACGCAAAGGCTGTCGGAGAACGGGCACTGTGCGAAGTACAGGAACTTACTGAAAAAAATAAGAGACTGGTAGAAGAACACACCAGACAGAATGGAACGATACAAGCACTCAACATTGCACTGGATGTCATTACAGACAGATACAGTAATCTCAGAAAGAAACTGTGTAGAACAAGCAAGGGCGGTGAGTAGCATGGACGTACAGTTTTTAAGATGCCATTCTAATACTAAAAAATGTACTGGTGTCAACAATGATGGTAGCAGATCTGAAAAAACATGGGAATGCAGAGACGGAGATATATATATTGCACCAGCAGAGATACCAAGAGAGGGCACGGTTATACTTGCAAAAGTAGAGAGAGGAAAGAACAGAAAGTGGTCTGTTAGTAAAAAAGCAATAGAGATTAGCGCAGATATGGTAAGAAAGTGTTTTACAAAAGTAGATGAATACGTGGAAGAGGGTGGGTAGATGCAGAAAGGAAAAGAACTCACTCCGAAGCGGAAAGCATTCGCAGATGAATACCTGACTGATCTGAACGGGACAAGAGCTTATAAAGCAGTGTATAAAAATGTAAAAAGTGATGCTACAGCAGCAGCAGCGTCCGCAAGATTGTTAAGAAATGTTAAGGTGAAAGCCTATATTGCTGAACGAATGAAAGAGATCCAGACCGAGAAGACAGCCGACCTTGAAGAAGTCATCCGATTCTTTTCATCTGTCATGCGTGGTGAAGTGAAAGATCAGTTTGATTTGGATGCTACTATATCCGACCGCCTGTCTGCCGGACGTGAACTCATGCGTTGGTATGAGAAAGCCGATGGAGAAGAAAAAGATACTGGTGGAATCACAATCATAAATAACATTCCAAGGCCGGAGGACGCAGATGGGGGAGATTAAGCTTACAGATGTGATAGCTCCGGCTTTTTACGGCGTACATTGGGACATCATAGATGGAAAGCATACGTATTATGATTTGTTTGGTGGTCGAGGTTCGACTAAATCATCTTTTATCGGAACAGAGATACCACTTGGAATGATGCAAGACGCAGTAAATGGCATACATTCAAATGCGGTAGTGTTCCGAAAAGTCGGGAATACACTAAGAGAATCGGTGTTTGAACAGATCGCATGGGGAATAGATGCACTTGGAGCATCGGACGAATGGACATCAAGTCTAAGTCCTATGCAATATGTGTATAAGCCGACAGGACAGAAGATAATCTTCCGTGGATTGGATAAGGCGAAAAAGACAAAATCCATAAAGATTAGCAAGGGATATTTTAAATATCTGTGGTTTGAGGAATTGGACGAATTTGCCGGAATGGAAGAGGTACGAATGACACAACAGTCTGTTCTTCGTGGTGGCGAAAAATTCGTAGTTTTTAAATCGTTCAATCCACCGATCAGCAACAGCAACTGGGCGAATAAGTACGTAGCAGAGCCGAGAGCGGACAGCTTAAGGCACAAAAGCGATTACAGATCTGTTCCGGTAGAATGGCTAGGGCAACAATTCATCGATGATGCAGAATATCTGAAAGAAACGAATTCTAGAGCTTATGAGCATGAATATCTTGGAATCCCTGTAGGACTTGGCACAAATATCTTTGAGTTATTGGAGATTCGAGAGATTACAGATGAAGAGATAAGTAGGATGCAATCTATCTACCAGGGCGAGGACTGGGGATGGTTCCCGGATCCGAAAGCGTTTTTACGTGTTGCTTATGTTCCGAACCAACAGAAAGTATACGCACTGGATGAATTGGGCGGTTGCAAGATAAGAAACAGCGAGATGGCACGACAGATTAAAGAAAAGGGATATGATGATTGCGCTATCTACTGTGGAGTGGATGAGGAAGAGAGTATTGTTGACTTTAGAGATGCCGGACTTCCGGCACGTAAGGCAATCGTGACACCTGGTAGCCGGAAGTATACGTTTGAGTGGTTGCAATGCCGTACATTGGTGATTGACCCAAGACGGACACCAAGACTGTACAAAGAGGTTATAGAGTATGAGCATGAGCGAGATGGCAATGGTGAAGTAATAGCAGATTATCCGGACGGGAACGACCACTGGATTGATGCATTGAGATATGCTACTAGTCCGATATCTATGAGACGTGGACAGAGTGCGTAGGAAAAGGTGAGCAGATGGGAATTATAGACAAGATAAAGGCGGTGTGGGATAAAGTGTTTAAAACAAACGATGTAAAAAAAATATTCGGAATAGAAACAGGGCGGTCATCTTATATGGATACTGCCCTGTCGAAGTATAAAGACATGCGATCTGGTATTCCGTATTGGTGTACCGGGAGGATAAAGCCGACAAGGTTTTCAAACGTGATTTGCCGTGAGATAGCGAACCTCACACTGTTTAATGCGGACATTCAGATTACAGGAAATAACGAACTGCAAAAGAGATTTGATAGCGTAATGAACACATTACAGGAGAAACAAGAGGAAAGCTGTGCGACCTGTGGGATGATGGTCAAGAGCAACGGTGATGATGTAGAATTTTTGGATCCGGATTACTTTCTGATTACAGACACCAACACGGATGGGGATGCGTTAGCAGCTATCTTTTTCTCTTACCTTAAGAAAAACGACAAATACTATACAAAAGCTGAGTACCACAGATTTGAAGATGTTGGACTGGAACGTGTATACCATATATCCAGTAAGGCTTTTAAATCTGACAACAAAGATATGATCGGTACAGAGATCACGCTTGACAGGGTAGATGAGTGGAAAGACATTGAGCCGGAAGTGTACGTATATGGGTTAGAATATCCATTGTTTGCGTATTGGCGAAATCCTTATGCGAATGCGATTGACAAGGAATCTCCACTGACTGTCCCGGCATTTTCGGAGTGCATCGAAGAATTGAGATGGCTTGACATTGCATTAAACATGATGGGGGATGAAACAGAAGATAGCAGACATATCACTTACGTACCACAGACAGCTATTGAATATGCAAGCAATCACTCTATTGAATTGCCAAGATTTATTCAAGGAATCGAAATGGGAACGAACGAAGACAGCATAAAAGAGCACGTTCCAACGTTATTAGTGGCCGAGCGTGTAACCGGTATTAACTTCTTATTGTCCGTCATCGGATATAAATGCGGATTCTCAAACGGATATTTCTCTTTCGACCAGAATCAGGGCATACAGACAGCAACACAGGTAGAGTCTGACGATAGACGTACACTGCATACCATCCAGGCATTCAGAAACATTTTGGACGGGAAGAACCATGATGGAGTACTGCACAGAATCATCTATATCCTGTATGCAGTCGGCACAGCAAACGGAACCATCCCGGCAACGAACTACCAAACTGCATGCGATTTTGAAGACCTTGTATATAACTTAGAGGATGATCGTGCACGGTGGTGGAACTATGTGGTACAGGGTAAGGTTCCGGCATGGATGTATTTTGTGAAATTCGAGGGAATGACAGAACAAGAAGCGAAAGCAATGATTGAAGAAGCACAGGAACAGAATAAGCCGGACAGTGGGTTGTACGAAGAATAGGAAAGAGGTGAACCAAAATGGAATATCTTATCATAGACCCATCAACAAGAAAAATTACAATCCCCAAAAGTGAACAACTTTTTGGAGTGTACGGAGAGAGCAATATTGAAAGAAAGTATTTCAAGTGTCCGAAAATCGTAGGAGATAATGTCGACCTGTCTGACTGTTACATTTTCGTAAATTACTATACTGCAAAAGGACTGCCAGGGAAATATACCGTAAAAGACGTGAATGCAGACGGGGAGAATATCACTTTTTCGTGGGAGTTAAAGCAACACATTTTTGACGCAAACGAGGATACATCTATATATTTTGCGGTAGAAGCGAAAAACAAAGATAAAGTAGAAGTGTTCAGAACCAGCCCGGCTACCGGAAAGGCCAAAGAGACGATAGACACGGATACAGAGATTGAAGAAACTCACGCAGATGTTATTCTTGACCTTATATCCAGAGTAGACACATTGGAGAAAGAGCCTATTTCCGAGGAGCAGATTGAGAAATCTGTAAAAAGCTATCTGGAAAAGAATCCTATAGAAGAAACGGATCCAACGGTACCAGCATGGGCAAAAGAGGAAGAAAAACCTACTTATACCGCAGAAGAAGTCGGAGCACTTCCGAGTACGACCGTGATTCCATCGAAACTTTCAGAACTGACAGCGGACGATGAACACGAAACTGTGACAAAGGAAGAGAAACAAGCTTGGAACGCAAAGAGCGACTTTTCAGGAGAATATAGAGATTTACGTGGAAAACCAGAACTTGCGGAATGGGCGTTGCAAAGCAAGAAGCCGACATATACAGCAAGCGAAGTAGGAGCACTGCCGGACACAACGGAAATTCCGAAGAATCTGTCCGATTTACAGGATGACGCAGAACACCGTACCGTTACAGATACAGAGAAACAGAGTTGGGACAACAAAAGCGATTTTTCCGGCAACTATGAAGACTTACAAGGAAAGCCAACAATCCCAACAGTACCAACAAATCTTCCAAACCCACAAGCACTAACAATCATGTATGGCGGTAAAACACACGTCTATGATGGCTCAGAAGCCATTTCCATCACCATCGAGACAGGCGGTATAGAAAGAATAGAAAAACTTGCTACAGACACAACAGTAACGCTTGAACCTAACAAGCTCTATATCTTTCCAGAAATGACATCATTAACATATACCATTGGAGAGGGCACAGGAGAGGTGCATTTTATTTTTAAAAGTGGTGCAACGGCAACACGAGTAGTACATCCAGCCGGTGTAAATATCGGTAACTTTTCGGTCGAGAGTAACAAGGTATATGAGGTGTCAATCTTAGAGGGCTTGCTGACGAGCCAGAATTGGAGTGTGAGCTGATATGTTAAGACGGAGAACATTAGGAAGTAAGGAAGAAGAAACAAGCGAATGGCTCTATGAAGCTTACCTAACCGATACTGGAGAATGGTACGGCAAGCGGTGTCCGGCTATTGTATTCGATGTGAAACAAGGAGAACGGTATTATATCGAATGGAGCAATGTAAGAACGGTGGATAAATACATCTATGATATGTGTAGATGCGGTGGAGCGTACTTGTTATATACTCCAAATCGGCTTGCAGAATCTGGAAGCATCGAGATTGTTATCCCATCAGACGGAATACTATATGTTGGTGTTGGAAGAAACGCTAATGTAGCGCATGGAGGTTTTGTCGCCGCTTGCTTTGATGGAGATTATATAAAAATAAAGAAAGCGAGGTGATTAAAAAATGTATGCAAAATTACAAAACGGATTCTTGCGCAGTGCACCCAAAACGATTGTGCTTGATGGCAAGACTATCAACAATCCATTGCCGGAAGAACTGGAACAGTTAGGATATAAACAGGTGGTGTACACAGATACGCCTATTGAGGTAACAGAGGGCAAGCACTGGGAATCCAGTTGGGAAGAGGAAGAGAATGCGATTAGGCAGGTGTGGAAACTTGTGGATGACCCAGTTTATCCAGAGCCAGACTTAAGTGCAGAAGAAGCACTCAATATCATAATGGGGGTGGTACAGTGACAAGAGAACAAGCAGAGCAGTTGCGGAAGCTGTTGGAAAACCAGACAGCCAACATGGCCGATGAACAAATATTGAAGTATCCAGACTTTGTAGAGAAATGGCAGTCTGGCAAGGAATATGTAGTTGGCAAGCGGTTGGAATACAATGGTACTATCTACAAGGTATTACAAGCCCATACAAGCCAAGATACATGGACACCACCAGATGCGCCGTCTTTGTTTGCCAATGTGCTTATACCGGATGAAAATGTTATCCCGGAGTGGGAACAGCCAGAGAGTACCAATCCATATAGCAAGGGCGATAAGGTAACGCACAACGGCAAGACATGGCAGAGCACCACGGACAACAACGTATGGGAACCTGGTGTGTATGGATGGGAAGAGGTGTAAGGGGACACGTCAATCCGAAAGATAAATGATAATGTCTGTAAAGGAGGACTAAAAAATGGAACAGATTATAAATTATGTAAAACCAGAGTTAATGGTGGTTTCTTTTGCCTTGTATTTTCTGGGAAAATGGATGAAAGGCTCACATAGGATTAAGGATAAAGACATTCCACTTTCTCTCGGAGGTATTGGAATTATTATTTGCGGAATGTATGTAACGGCAACTTGCGATTTGGACAGCATGAAAAACGTTTTTATGGCACTGTTCACGTCTGTAGTACAAGGTATCATGGTAGCCGGACTGAGTACATACGTTAATCAGATTATTAAGCAGATTGGAAAGGACGAATAAGCATGGCAACAAGTACGATTAATATTATTGTAATCTGTGTCTTTCTGCTTTTGGCAATGAAGATTTCAAACAGAAAGGACAAATAATGCTTACACCAGAATATCTCTTCCATGTGACCGAGGGCACGGAAAAGATAACATCGGATATGCACAAGAACATCATGGACATGATCGTTGAGCGTATAATGGTGCGTATAGGTCGTGGGGAAGATTATCTCCTTACGGCTACGGACAGGTGGCAGATACAGGTGCTACAGGAATCCGGCTACTTACTGGAAGACATACAAAAAGAGATTGCTGACAAAACGAAGAAGCAAGAGAACGAGCTGAAAAGCGCATTTGAAGAAGCCGGAATAAAAGCTATCGAGAGAGACGATGCGATATATAGGGCGGTAGGACTATCACCTACGCCCTTATTGCAATCTCCGGCATTGCTCAGAATACTGGAAAGAGATTATAACGCTACGTGTGGAGAATGGAGAAACCTTACACGAACAACGGCAGATGAAGCACAGAAGTTGTTTTTGAAAGAGGTCGACACAGCTTACCGCATGACATCAAGCGGTGCCGTATCATACACACAAGCTGTCAGGAATGCTGTTGACAAGATGATAAAGCAAGGTGTTAAAGTATCCTATCCGTCCGGTAGAGAAATGAGCATTGAATCAGCCACAATGATGACTGTCCGCACAGGGATAAGCCAGTGCGCCGGAGCAATCGCATTAAAACGAATGGAAGAATTGGAATGGGATACTATCTTAGTATCTGCACATGTGGGCGCACGAATTGGTGATGGCGGTAACAATCCAACGAACCACTTTTGGTGGCAAGGAAAATTCTATTCCCGGACAGGCAAAGACAAGAGGTTCCCGGACTTCCGGACATCAACAGGCTACGGAACGGTGACAGGGTTGTGTGGCGTGAACTGCCGACACTCTTTCGGATCCGGTGACGGTGAAAACAATCCGTATGCAGATATTAACCTGTCAAGCGAAGACAATGTCAAAGCGGAAGAGCGTGCAAAAAAGCAACGGCTTATGGAAAGACGCATTCGCAACAGCAAGAGAGAGATTCAGAACTTACAGACCGCTATAGATGCAAGCGGAGATGATAAGCTTAAATTCGAATTGCAACAGGCATATGATCGCAAGTCAGCGGTGCTGAGACGGCAGAATAAGCATTATCGTGATTACTGCAAAGAAAATGACCTTAAAGAATATTCGGAACGGCTACGGGTAGCGCAGTGGGATAGGTCACAAGCTGTGAAATCAGCAAAAGCAGCACAAAGATATCTTAATGCGAAAGGTGATACAAAATGAGTGGATTGACAAGAATGGCAAAAATGTGCAGAGAGTGTCCATTTAAGGACAGGTGCAAGAATAAGCGGTTGGAAAAAGAAGCGTATCTTACGCCTAATATCTCACCGATTATTGAAGATATGGCATCACCTGTATTAAAGGCTCATGATTACAGAAATGTAAAGGTTGCAGAAAACACGACAGTCACTATTGATGTAGAGGAACTGAAAGAGAGAATGCGAAAAGAGATATACAGGCAAGCCGGAATCGGATTGAATTATGGAGCGTAACACATGGAACTAATAACACAGATACTTGCTATATGCGGTGCTATATCTGTTATCGGTGGTGCTGTTGCGGTGCTTTCCGGGTGGTACAAATCATGGAAAGCACCAAAAGAAAAACAGGACAACCGTATAGAACAGATTGAAAAGCGAATAACGAACATTGAAACATCTATCACAGGGATTAATCAGAAACTTGATAACGATTATAAGAACATAAGGAATACGAGGGATGATATGAATCTATTAATGAGAAGCATGTTTAATTTGATCGAGAACAAAATCACAGGGAATAACATTGAGGGTTTAAAAAAAACTCGGGAAGAGCTTGTAAATGCTATGACGGACAAGAAACCAAAGGAATTATGAAAATATACTCTTTTACACGACCAGAACTTGACTATTTTGAGTTAGAATGCAACTTTACATCGGATGAATTGAAACTGTTTCGGCTACGTGCTAAAGCTATGCCTTTAGAGGATTGTGCGGAAGAAATGAATGTGAGTGTGTCTACGGTCAAGAGATTGAGTAGAAGAGTAAATGATAAGATCGAAAGGGTGGTATAGGTATGTGGCTTGAAGACGTAAAACCTTGTAAAGCGCACATCGAAGCAACTGGTCAAGAAGTATCTGGCGTACTTGGGTTCGGTGAAATAAGTTTTAACGCTGGTTTGATTATTGACGAAAAAGGAAGAAAAAATATAAGCATGGACATATAGGGTATATTCCTGTTTTTGAAACTGCTGAATTTGTAAAACCTTTTGAGGATTTTTCGAATGTCCATACAGAAAAAATAGATTTCCAAGCATATTACGGACCAAGTGCTGAAACTAATACATTTCGCTTAGTTGGAGCAAAACCAATATCTGAAGAAGATCACAACAAAATAACAGGTGCAAAGAGGTGATTATATGATACCTAAGATTTTTAAAATAAGTGGATATCTCATAGATCCGACAGGCAGACTTGAACCACACCACATTAAGGCGAAAATGCTTTACGGCTGTGGGTTTCCGCTTGTAGGACAGCACATTCATGTACGGAAAGCAGAGATTAAGAAGTTGGATGAAAAGCATCCGATCATGAAAGAGAACTGTGATTTGGCAGAATGTGAAAAGTATTTCAACAATGAACCGCCGACAGTGAGCAATAGAAAAGTTGAACCCGGACAGGTGTACAGGCACTTTAAGGGCAAGACGGTAAAAGTCCTGTATATTGCACAGGATAGCGAAATGCCGGGGCAATTCAAGGTAGTCTATGAATGCTCTAATGGCGTGTGGTGCAGACCTTATGGAATGTTTGTGAGTGAGGTAGACAGGAAGAAATACCCGGATGTGAAGCAGAAGTATAGATTTGAGTTAGTGGAGGAATAATCATGATTATTACAGGAATGGATCACTTTCAGAGTGTATGCAAAAAGAAACTTGTTGAATGGTATCAGAAGAATAGACCAGAGACACCTATTGATTTAAGCAATGTGTTTGTGGTATGGAGTTGTAAGACTTTGCAAAACTACAAGTGTCTTGCATCTACTACCGTCAGTGGTGACGGAATCTATGCCGAGTACACATACAACGGTGACAAACAGGCGCTGTATGAAGATGTGTATGGAAAGATTACAAACACCTGTCATACAGAAGAATAAGTGATACTTTTTAGAGACTTTAACGAACTGTTAAGGTCTCTTTTTTATGCGTAAAATGAAAGCATAGAGAACAACAAATACTAATTTACAGGAGGTATGAGTATGAATCCATATATGCCATATACATCGTACATGCCACAGGATGCTTATATGCAAGACCAGATGGCATTACGGCAGCGAATAGACAACTTATCACAGGCTCAACAGCAATACAAGGCACAGCCACAGCCGAACGTGAACTGGATACAGGTGGCCGGGATTGACGGAGCAAGAAATCAGATTGTACAGCCTGGAACAACGGCTTGGATGATGGATAACAATGCACCGTATTTCTACGTTAAATCTGTTGACGGTGTGGGAAGTGTTACGTTTAAAGCTTTTGAATTTCATGAGGTACAGGCCAACAATCCACAGCCTGTAGCGGAAAACATGGACGCTAAGTACGTAACAAGAGAAGAATTCAACAAATTACTGGATACATTGAAACCTCAGCCGGAAGAACAGAAAGGGGAGCTGACGCATGAGTAATCCGTTAATGGGAATGATGTGCGGTATGCCGGGTGGTAACAGTCCATTCGGAATGATTCAAAAAATGATGGGGATGATGCAGAGTACACAGAATCCAGGAGCAATGTTACAGAATATGGCACAGAGCAACCCGAACATCAAAAAAGCTATGGATATGTGCCAAGGAAGAAACCCGAAAGATGTATTTATGGAGATGTGCCAGAAAAATGGCATGAATCCAAACGACATTATCAATAAAATCAAGTGATATCCAGACGGAGTGCACACGTCTTGATAAATAAAAGAAAAGGAGAACCAACATGAACGAGGGATTAAACACACTTAGTGCTGCCGATGTAGCAGCAGTCACAAGAAACAACGATGGAAATATGTGGGGTGACGGTGGATGGTTCTGGATCATCATTCTTGCTTTCCTGTTTTGCGGTAACGGATGGGGAAACAACAACGGAGCACAGGACGCTTTTATCTCTGACGAATTTGTGAAAAGAGATATCTTTAATACAAATCAGAATGTGTCCAACACAGCTTGCGAGACACAGAGAGACGTATTAGAGAACCGCTATACCACACAGCTCGGCTTGCAGAACTTACAGGCTCAGCAGGCTCAGTGTTGCTGTAACACACAGAAAGAAATCTTACAGAGTAGATATGATTCAGCATTACAGGCACAGAACATGCAGGCACAGATGGCACAGTGTTGCTGTGACATTAAAGAAAGCATCTTGGCAGATGGACAGGCTACACGCCAGTTAATCCAGGATAACACGATTCAGAACTTGAGAGACAAGCTTGCTGATCGTGACAGAGATTTGCAGACAGCATATTGGCAGATCTCACAGGTATCACAGACCAATAACATTATTGATGCAGTGAGACCGACACCAAAACCGGCTTATATGTCTTGCAGTCCATACTTTGCGTATAACGCATTTGGTAATGGTTGCTGTGCAAGTGGGAATGTGATGTAAGTGAACGATATATCACTACTTGACTTTCTGACAGTGTACGGAGTTGCTTTGCAGATAGCGAATTTTAACAGTGATCTATCACAGGCAAGTAATTCTGACATTGAAAAACACTTGCATGAGCAAGACAGTAAGTATTTTTTGAAAATAATTGAAAACCAAAACAAAATTATAAGCATGTTGGAAGAATCCATATCTACGAAAAAGTAGTCTTGCGAACATCAAAGAGAGTAGGCATGCGCTTGCTCTCTTTTTTAAGAAAGGAGAAAAAATATGTTAAATTCTATTGCTAAAAATGCTCAGACAGTAGCAACAAATCAGAATGTATTATTTACAGAAACAAGAGTGAAAAGCCGTAGATGTGCTTGTAACACAGGGTGGCTTGCACATGACAACGGCAGTGGACTTTTTGAAATCACAAACCGTGGAAATCTGCCAATGGCGGTCGAAGTTGAGTTTAACGGAAACGTTACGGCATCTGCAATAGGAGCGGTAGCGTTATCTATCAAACAGAACGGGGAACCGATTTCCGGTACGGAAATGGACTATACAGTAGCAT